GATCAGTCGTGCCGTCGTAGATGCTCACGCTGATGTCCGCCGCGTTGGTGCCATCCACGTTGGCGCAGAAGATGCTGTTGATCTTGAGCACCTTGCCACTGGCGGCGGCATTGCTCAGCGCGGCGGCGAGTGTGGTCGTGACGGCGTAGCGAGCGGTGCGTCCGGTGATGCTCGTCGGTGCCTTGAGGTTCGGTGCAGCCATCAGAAGATCATCCCCGCAATGGCTGGGTCAAGGTCAACCGACACTGCGGAGCCTGCGGCCTCCTGCGAGAGCGCCACCCATGCGGTGCCGTTCCACTGCCAAGTACGCCCGTTGAAGGTGTACTGCTGGTTGAGCGTGGGGCTGGAAGGAAAGTCGATGGCCATGATCTAGGTTACCAAGGGTGGATTACAGGGCACCGGGTGGGGTGAAGTTAGATGTGTAGCGGGCAACGCCTTTGGTGATGCGGATGTCGTCGATGTATGAATTGGTGGAGCGACTCGTAGGGGCGTACATTCCAGTGCCCACATAGAGCGCTCCTCCTGATGTAACATTGAAAGAGGTACTGGATGATGCCTCGGATGCGCCATTGACAAAAAGCTTTGTCGTGCCGCTTGACCTGCATACGGCTACGTGATACCAAGTATTAAGTGAAAATGCTGTTGTGGATCGCAAATTAAAACTACCACCACTGTTTGCAAAAAATCCTAGCGTTGACCCAGACATCCACTCAACAGTCCAAATTTCTGAGCCTAACGAATTAACAATCCCTTTTGACACCAATCCACGTGTAGCGGTTGTTGACAAGGTATAAACCCATAGCTCAATGGTAAAATCTCCAGTCCCCAAATCAAATTCGGCATCCGCTGGGGCACTCAAATAATCTCCGCTGCCGTCAAGATAAATACTACTCCCGCCATACTTGCTCTGCGCCGTGCTGATCTGCGCGTTGCCATAAACAGTTACTGTTTTTGGCGAGAAACTTTCATCAATAATCGTTGTGCTGCCGTTGGCACCATCACCACGAAGCAGCAGGGAAACATTGGCAAAGTAGGGATCTTCGCCTGCATTTGGTGGCCACAAGCTTGCTCTCTTTGCCTCAATCTGCTGTTGCATTGTCCATAGACCGGGAACGCTTGCAGCCGCCGATGTCACTCTTGGCTTTCCAAATAGCCTTCCGCTTGCGTCGTACATCAGGTGAACTCCGTCGTATTGATCAGCAACTGCAGATCACCATCAGCCGATGCTTGGGCGTAGATCGACCAACCCTCCTCCAACCAAAAACTAGAGTCTTTGATGATCACGAGTTGCGTTGCATCGGCAGGTACTGCGACCGTTTTGCAGATGTACCCGTGCGTTGTTCCGTCGTAGACGCTGACTGTGATGTCGGCGGCATTCGTGCCGTCAATGTTGGAACAGAGAATCGAGTCCACATGGATTGCTTTGTTGCTACCCGCAGCATTCGTCAGCGCTTGCGCGAGTGTGGTTGTCACCGCATAGACCACCGGGGATTTTGGCGTGACGCTCTGGGGGCTGACGATGTTTGGGGTGGCCATGTCTTACAGAACGATGTTGGCGACAATCGGGTGAAGAGTTGGCTTTGCTGCAACAGAGTTCTCCACCCACTGCGAGCTGTTGCCGTCATTGACGTAGGTGAACTCAATGCCCAGGTCAATGTCATACCAGCGGTCGCCCTCGGTGGGACTAGCCGGCGGGCTTGAGCTTGCGGTGTAGGAACCGGTGCCTGTGCCGCCGGAACCACCGGCGATCTCCACCATCGTGCCGTCCTCGGCCTTGATGTAGAGCTTCTTGGCTAGCTTGTCCCATGCGGGTTCGCCGACCTCAAAGTTTGGGGCACCGGGGGTTGTGGTGCCTTGCCGGAATACAATTTTGTGATTACGGGGCATCTCAATACGTGCCCCCGTCTAGAACGAAGCCGCTTGCGCTGCCGTTTGAAAAGAAGTCCACGAGAGCTTGAAGCCCAACGGGATGCAGTTGTCCTGCGTTTTCACTGGGCTCAAATTGGAGCCTTGCAAGGAAACGATCACTCAAGCTCAAGGTAGGAGTTGCTTGGGGAGTGTCTGCGTCGAGAACAGCAATTTCCCCCGCTTGTAGCGCCGCCAAGGCTGCGGCTGCGCCGGTTTGCATCCCGCTTAGGGTGCTCAGATCAGCGTCATACGCCTGCACATCAGTGCCAATCGCCACGCCAAGCGCTGTGCGGGCAGCGCTTGCGCTAGTGGCTCCGGTACCACCATCGGTGATCGCCAGAGTGCCGGTGATCGAAGAGGCGCCTAGGTCTACAGCAATCTCTTCAAAGTCTCCGCCAGTCTCAAAGACGAGACCCCCGTTCTCCTTCAGATTGGCGGTGAATGAGGTGTCCCACAGTCGAAGGCCATTGCCAGCGCTGTAAGTGGTGTTGGTATCTGTCGAGGCAATGGTGATCGTCCCGTTGCCGTTGGTGATAGTGACGTTGCTACCAGCGGTCAATGTCGCTTTGGAGAGGCCGCTAGTGGCGCTGTTGCCAATCAGGATCTGGCCATTGGTGTAGCTCGATTGGCCCGTGCCGCCATAGGCGGTGCCGATCACGCCGGCTTGCCAGATGCCGGAGGTGAGGGTGCCTACCGAGGTGAGCGAGGAACCGGTGACACCGGAACCGAGGGCGGTGGCGCTCAGGACGGCGGTGCCGTTGATGTAGTAGCTCTTGCCGGCCGCGAGATCGACGTGCTCGGAGAAGGTCCAGGCGTCGGTGGCGTCAAGCCAGGTGATCGTCTTGTCGGTGGTGCCCTTCAGGACAATGCCGCCGGTGTCGGCCGAGGCGTCCGTTGGGGATGCGGTCGCGCCGAGTTCGATGTTCTTGTCATCGGTGCTCACCGTCACCGAATTGATCGTGGTGGTCGTACCGTTGACGGTCAGGTCACCACCGATGACCACGCCGCCGGTTGTGGTGAAGCCGCTGACCGTGGCACCGGAGAGATCGACTGCACCGGTAAAGGTCTTGGTTCCGGTGATTGTTTGAGTGCCGCTCAGGTTGAGATAGGCACCATCACCACCGATGGCAATGATATTTGTGGCCGTGCCATTAGCACCGCCTGTACCTTTGCCGTACCAAAGGACGTTATCGACCTCGTTAAAGGCAAGTTCCGCGTTTTCGAGAACAGCAGGCGCTCCAGCGGCGCCGGATGCGCGACGCTTGACCCGGATCGTGTTGGCCATCAGTAGTTACCCCCGTCTGTGAGTGTGGTTGTGGTGATGGTTGCGTCGGCCCGGAACTGCGCGGATGCCGCGTCGTAGTAGAGCAGGCTCTTGTCTATTCTGGCAGTGGTATCCACATCGGGTAAGGCGTCAAATTGTGGAAGGCTCGGCGAGGTCGTCAGCTGAACCACAGGGGGGTCAGTTGTGGTGACCTCGACAATGACCTCAGGGATGACCAGTGTTACCTCATCAGCCATGGCTACACCGTGTCGGATTGACCTGGATCAAGGATGGCGGTGCCCTCTAGCCAGTAGAAGCCGTCGCCATTCGGCTCAATGACAAGCAGATCCCACTCGCCTGACTTGGTAACGAGGCGAGTGGCTGCGCGTGGTGCGTAAAGGTCAAACTCACCTTGTGCTTGGTTGAACCACTGGATCTGGAATTCGAGCAGGAGATCTTCGCGTCGTCTGCTCCAGACCTGCGCAACCAGCGTGTACCCTGTGGCGTTAAAAGGCAGCTTGAAGCGCTGCCGAAAGGTCGCCCGCTGGTGGATCGTAATGTCGTAGCGGGCCGGTTTCATCGCACACGCCAAGGCCTATGCCAGGCTAGCGCTGGCGATCAGCGCACATTGCGCAGAACAGCTTTGATCGGCGAATAGAGCGCAACGACTTGCTCGATCTGACGAGCGGTTGCTGGGTTACCGGTGGCGTGGGCAATCGATGCGGCGATCTCGGCTGTCATTACTTCGGGGTCGGCCGTGCGAAGGAGCACCGGCATCTCTTGATCCAGGCGCTCGTAAACAAAAGGCAGTGCTTTTCGCAAGGGGCGATCAATAGCACGTTTGGCGACAGGCTTGATGACAGCTTCGGTCAAGCCCATAGCGAGGAATGCAATAAGCCCGTCAAGCAGGGTGCGGAGAGACATGAGATCAGGTGGTAGGTGAACCATTGCGTCGTCCTCGGGGGGACGTATTGGTGCCACTGGATTGCGAGGGCGATTCCGTGATGAAGGCCCAAAGCGTGGAAGCGGCGCCACCGGCCACGGTGAATGCCTGCGTCCACTGGTTGCCGCATTGGCCGGGTTTGCGCAGTTCGCAACTGGCGACGTTGGCGCTGGCCATCACCAGCATGTAGGAGTAGCAGCCGACGAGCAGCTTGAGAACAAGGCTGACGACGGCGGGGTGGTTCATTGCGTGGCCTCTAGTTTTGCGACCCGCTGCTCAAGGCCGTTCAAGCGTTGATAGGTCTCTTTTCGGTCCGCCTTGATGTCGACGTGGAGTTCTTCAAGGCGCAACGCGACGTTCTCGACGGCGGCGGTCAGTTTGATGACGGCTTCGCGGCCATCGCGTGACGAGCGTGTGGCGCTGCCCAGCCCCATCGCACCCACGGTGATCGCTGCTCCGGCGACGGCGGCGACGACTTCAACCACGGGCAAACGGGGGGTACACGTCAGCGTAGCGATCCTTGGCCGCGCAGTTTTTTGCGGCCACGACGTTGGGGGCGGGAGTGTTGTCCCTGCCCTTGGCATGTTGTTTTTGGGGGACCGGAGCGGTGCTCAATGTGATGAGCGCCGACTTTTGCTTTGGCAGCCATAGCGAGGGGTGTGTAGCAATGAAAAAGGCCCTGATCGTGCAGGGCCTGGGTGGGTTAGATGGCGGTTACTCCTCCTCGGGAGCTGATTCCCCCTCGGGCGCAGGCTCTTCTGCGGGAGTGGGCTCTTCTTCAACAGGGACGTTCGGGCTCACATAGTGCGGGAAGCTCCGGCCACTTTCGTAGTAGAGCTTGACGCGAGCCGCGAGGGATTCGTAGGTCCAGTCACCGAGATCGATGTATTCGTCGTGCTCGTAGATGAGAAGACGCACGTTGCTAATAGGCTCAGTCTCAAGTTGAAGCACTGCCCAGAGTTGTTGGACATTGGCAAGATCCTGGACTTCAAGAACCGTGATGGTGTCTGTGGTTAGCTCGTTATCTGAGCTGACTTGAACAGGCGTATCGAATGTGATCAGAGGAAAAGTCATCGGTCACCTCGGGGATAAACTTGGCCGGCTGTAGGACGGAGGGGGCCGCTACCCAGTTCGACGAGTTGCGGCGTACTAGCGGGAAAAACCTGGGTAAAATTCACCGAGGCTTCAAGAATGGTCACTGCCTGATACTCGGGCAGCACAAGAGGAGCTTGTGATGCAGGCATGGCTCATCAAGTTGTGCGTAGGAACAGGGAGCCACCGAGAGCGGTGTAAACCTCTCCGGCGCTAACAGTCATTTCAGTGCCAGGGCTCAGCAAGGGGCCGATGGCAAAGTCGGTAGGGGTGACGCCGACAGGGCGCGAACGGTGACGCAGCGTGAGCGGACGGGCGAGCTTATAGGTCACACCGTCATCGCTAACATCCCATACGTCGTAGACCATGGGGTCGCAACTACGCATGAAGTAGTCGCATCCATAGCTGTAGGTGCCTACTATTGTTTGTCCACCGTTGTAAGAATCACCATCTTCTTTAAGGTAGCCTGTTGTGCCTCGGCTCAGTCTTGTGTAGAGGGCAGTCCTGTCATAGGTCTCACCGCTTGTCGCTGGGCTTCTCCCACTCCAGAAACTGTAGGGGCTATCCGGGTAGAGCCACCGGGGGCCGTCATAAGTGTCTCCGTACCTAGTTATGTAGTTGTCAAAATACATAAACTGAGTCAGAGCCATGTTATTAGCTGTAACGGCGGCTGGCCTATTCTGTGGTTTTACAAAGATTTCTCCCAGGACAGTTTGATAGCTTGCCGAGCTGCTATCGTATTTCTGATAAATATGGACTCCGTATTGAGAGCCGCTGGTGGGCTTAAACGAAAGCGAGCGATACGCTGTAGACGTAGCATAAATACCAAGACGTGTTGTACTGTTAATCTCGCCTGTTCCAACGAGGACTTGAGCCGCGGCTCCTCCATCATTTAACACGTTAGTGGGAAAGCCGTTTCCATCCAGAGCGATGGATTTACCTTGCTGGTAGTACTGATACTGCCCCGAATTGTAAAACTTGATAAAGGTGTCTGCATTAGTGCCGGTGCCTTCAGTGAACTTGTAGATGTCGACGTAGCTCGTTGTGATGGAGCCAGTGGTGAATGAACGAGTACCGAAGCCTGCGTTTTCGCGGCCGATGCGGAGTTTGTCGACCGCTGTAGCGAGGGTTGCGACAACCCCATGCTCAACGGTGGTCAGTGTTGCTGCCATGGTGGATCAGACCTCCAGTTGGAGATAGGTGAGCAGGATGGTGATGGAACCGGTCGTTCCATTGTTGGTGATGCGGAAGGGGTAATCCGTTGTGGTCGGATCCTCCATGTTGTTGGCGTTGATGGTGGGGGCCAGAACGGTGGCGCCGGAGGCTTCCGCGATGACCTCCACCACCACGCCACGGGCCGGTGGTGGATCGTCAGTGCGGGCTCGGGTCAGGTCGGCGTCGAGTGCGGCGTCGCGGTTGTAAAGGCGGAACCAAGACGGCTTGGAGAGGTCCACCTTCAGGAGCACGCAGCTCTTGGGAAGGACCAACACGCCCTCGTAGGAAGCCCCGGCATTGATCGACGGGGTGGTGAGCGAAGTGGAGTTGCGGTAGATCGCGCCGCCGCCTTCACCCCCGCCACCACCACCAACAATGGTCAGGTCACCGGCTCCGAAGATCTGGTTGCCGTTGATCGTCTTGAACTGAATGTCGTCCTGGCCGATCAGGCCATAGACCAACTCACCGTTGACCAGGCGGCGGAACTGAAGCGTTCCACTTCCCAGTAGAGAGTCGATCTGCTCACCGCTCTGGAGACCTTTGATGTTGGTCCCTGAGACAAGCTTGTCTTGGTAGTTGGTCTCGAGGTACTGGGTTACTGCGTATTGAGTCGGGACTGCGTTGCCGTCAGGAGTGCCGGTTGCTGCCGAGAGCAGGTTGACATCGTTGCTGATCTCTCGGAGCTGCTCACCGACGAAGACGCCATTGCGCTTGAAGGGACCAATGAAGTTCAAACCCGCAAGGTTGAACTGATCGGTTGAGATCGTGACGTTGCCAGTGGCGCCATCCACGTCGAAACCCTTGCCCACCCGGAGGTTGCCCAGGTGGTCGAAGGAGATGAAGAAGACGCGCCCCCGGTTCGTTTCGACCGTTTCGTTGGCCGGGATGGGTACGCCGCCGTTCTCGGGGAGGGCGTTGTAGTTGGTGCCCGCACCGACGTACTCCATGTTGTGGCCGCCCGTCGAGATCTGGGAGCGGCGCACGAAGTTGATCGTGGTCCCTTGAGGAATGGCTTGATCGAGTGCGGGGAAGAAGTTGACGCGATAGCCCACTTGGCCATCGGTCAGGGGCACCGAGCCGGTGACGGTGTAGAACTCTGAGCCCACCTGCATGAGGAGGCCGGGAAGTGGGCGAGCCTCGTAGCCAAAGCGAGGTTGGCTGATGTTGATGATGTTGACGTAGTTGGTCGTCGAACCGGCCGAGGTGCCGGAGAAGACCGGGTTGGTCGAGTAGCCATCGGCTACCAAGCCATAGGTGCCGAAGTTCGTGGTCGACGCCGAGATCGAGGCTTGGCCGCCGCTCTCGCAACGGACGTGGTACTCGCAGAAGGTGGAGAAGAACGAGACCAGCTGCGCGAAGCCGTCGTTCTTGATGAAGCAACCGGGGCCGCCGAGGTTCACCTGGGTGAACGAGTCGACCACCATCGAGCGCAGCGGCGAGTTGCTCGCGCAAGCGGCGCCGTCCACCATCAAGCCGCCACCGGTGACGCCAGTGGAGACGGAGCCACCAGCGCCCTCGTTCTGACGAGCGGTCAAGCTCGTGCAGTTCTGCATGTAGGGCGAACGAGTCACATAAGCGCCGAAGTCGTCGGCGCCGAGTGCGAGGTTGTCGGCCGTGGCGTTGAATTGCACCACCCAGGCGGTCTTGTAGACGCCCTGGTGGGTGCCTTGCTGGTGACCGGTGAACGTGCAACCGAAGCAGTAGAAGCCGGAATCGACCTGGAAGAAGCCCTCGTACTTGGTGGCCTCGGTCGGCTTGATCGTGACTTGGCGGAGCGAATCGCCGAAGATGCCCACCTGGCGGGGGACGATGATCGGGCACTCCTCGATGTAGACACCGGCTTGCACCAAGATGGCGGTGCCGGGGCTGGAGAGTTCGACCGCCTTCTTGATCGTTCTAAGCGCGGTGGCCGGGCTGTCGCCATCGGCTGTGTCGTCGCCCTCGGTGTTGACGTAGAGCCGCTTGGTGTAGGTCAGGGCGTCCTTGAACGCCTGCAGGTCGTCGTTGACCTCTTTCAGCGCTTTTGCTGTAGGGGCAAGAAGCTCGCTGGTGGAGTTCAGCGCGTTGGTGAGTTGGACGGCACCGGGGGCGCTGGTGCTCCCTTTGCCACCGACACGGCGGATGGCCCCGGCCGAGTCCTTGAGGTACAGCGCCGGGTCATTGGCGTTGTAGTTGACTGCGATTTCCTGGGTTTCCAGGTCTGTGGGGAGGGGCGCGTTGCCTTGGATTCCACTCCCCTTATGGATGATTTGTGCTGACATAAGGCGCCGCTTGCGAACGCGCCCTCACGGGCTAGCCAAAGCGTAGCGCTTATGTGTTGACGAGATTCGTCAGATTTGCCTGAGCTGGGGCAGATGAGTGGCGGAAAAGTCGACGGTTCCTTCTACATTTGGTAGGTCGCGATAATTGATAACATGAGCGAGTGGTGTGATGCCTAAGGAATATGCGAGTTGATGCTTAGAGTCGTACTGGATTTCAAATGATGCAGTTAGACTCGCATTGTTTTCGAGCAGATTTGAGATCGTTGCCACATCGCGGATGAAGGACCTTGCGCTCTCTGTTTCGTAGGTAAAGCTCAGTTGTCCTCCACAGGCACACAGCGCCAAGGCGCCTGAGCCCAGTTGGCGTTCCACCAGGCTTTCGTTGAGGTACACCGCGTCGGTGTGCAGGGTCCACTCGCCCAGGCGTGCGCTCACGTCGTAGTCACCATCGAGGGGGCGGAGGCGCAGGGGGTTGTCGCCGCTCTCGGGGAGCGGCATGCGCGCAGAGGGGTCTCCGGCGAGCGCTTCTTGTTTCGATGTGTAAAGACTGATGCGGCGGAGTCGGTCGATATGGACGAAACACGTCTCGTAGTAGGGAGGGAGAGCCGGCCCGCTCTCGGGGGAGAGCTCCACAAAGTCGCCACTCCACAGCGCGTGGCCGGATGTCTGGAAGGTGTTGCTCTGTTCGCGCCTGTCTTGGGGCGTGAGAACGAGAATCTCTCTCGGTGCCCTGGAGAAGGTGAGCGTGCCACCTTGACCCAGAAGTGACATCAGAACGCGCCGGTGGGCAGAGGACCGGTCACTTGGAATTCGACGTCGGCGGCGACGAGATCACCAGCCGAGGCCGTGATGCCTACTGAGGTGATCAGCACCGGAAGGATGAAGCGGGCGCCGTTGGCGGCGAAGTTAAAGGTGAGGTCACCGTCGTCCTCGGCGGTGGTGTTGCTCGTGATGCGGTTAAGCAGCGAGGCGACCAGGGTGTCGCTGTCGTCGTAAAGAAGGCTGCAACTACCTGTGGCTCCGCGTAGGCCACCGACATAGGTGCGGTCGCGCTCACCAAGGGTGGTGGTTTCGAGCGCGTCCTTGCTGATGCTCAAGCTGATGTCGCGGGCGAGACCGAGGACGGTCCCGTTCCACTTCATCTCAGCGTCGTGGGCGATGGCGTAGGCCATGGGTCAGGAGTAGTCGAGGGATGCGATGAGCTCAAGGCTCACGGACGAGCGACCGGGGACGACGCTGTCGACCTTCGGGGGTGAGTCGTCAGCAAAGTGCCAGTTGAGGACCGTGCCTGATTGGCTGAGGAATGCGGCGAGCGCGATCTCGGCGCCGTTGAACACTGCCGTGGGGAGGGTCAAGGTTTCGACGCTTCCGAGGGCGTTGTTGTAGCAAGTGAGGATCGAAGCAGCATCTGCGTCGGCAATGTTGCTGAACGTCAGGCTTAAGCGCGCGTTGGAGGGAGCGCTCGCCCATAAACGACGGGTAGAAGTGCCGCTTTGACTGCGATAAACAGTGACGGGATAAATAGGAGCGGAAAAGCTTCTATTTGTTGGTGCAATAGAGGGGAACGTGACAGCCATGCTTACTGCTCGATTGTCCAGGCACCGGCGCTATCCCAGTTTGCCGTCATTTCATCGGTGGGCATGTGGATGGCCTCAATGCTGATCGCGCCGTTCTCCTCCAGACCTAGGGATTCGATCTGGTAGGTGCGGATGGAGGTCGTCACGTTCTGGACGGAGAAGATGACGCCGGTGGGCGTTGCAGTCGTGCCACCTCCGCTAACCGTGAGTGTGGTCTCGGCCGGAGCCGTTTCACCGGTGCCATCCCAGGCGAAGACCTGATAGGTGCCGTCGCTCAGGGATTGGGTGCTTGTTAAAGCGCCGGTGGCGCTCACCACGCCGTTGTTGAAGTCGTCGTAGTAGGTGGAGTCGATGGCGCAGCGGATGTAGTCGCCTGGCGCCAGGTTGGCTGTCAAGCCGTCGTAGGTGGTTTGGAACTTGATGCCGTGGGTGGGCAGGCGCCGCATGCGGATGACGTACTTGGCGATGTCGATCGCATGGACCTTGCTGGTGACGTAGTCCGATACGTCGATGGCTTCGATCTTCTCGGTCTCGGCTGTGCCAGCTTCACGGATCAACAGTTCGCGCTCGGTGGGGAACACGCCGGGGCTGGTGGGGTTGTCGGAGTCGCGCTCCTCGCGGTATTTGATCGACACCTGGATCGGTAGGCGATCCTCGGCGTCGAAGTACTGCATTTGGTACGTCTTCTCGAGGACGTTGTCGGCCGTGAACATGCCCTTGATTTCGACGCCGTCGAAGGGAACGGCTGGGCGAAGGAAGAAGCGACCGTTGGCCTCGCCGAAAATCAGAAGCATGGTGGCTGCTACGTCGGCCGCCCATTGGCGGATGTTCTGGCGCTCGGAAATCACGCCGTCAAAGTAGTAGCCGCGCTCGGAGCACCACGTTGTCGCGGCATCAAAGGAGTCGGTATCGATCTGCTCCGCCGAGATAGCGTGGCCAAGTCCGTAGCGGTCGTTGGTCAGGAGGTCTTCGAGGATCTCGGGGAATAGGTGGGTGTTGTTGATGCCGCCGGTGACGTAGCAAGAAAACTGGGAGAATTGCTGCCACTCTGTAGAGGAGCGGATGTTGAGGCCAATAATTGCCAGGTTGTCGTAGTTGGGTGTTGTCTCGTTGGAGACAATCTCGTTTAGGTAGACGATCTCGTGTTCGGGGCCTTGGGTGCTCGCGCTGACTTCTTCGTAGATGAACTGCTCGGCGAGCTTGCCCCAGCCATCGACAAAATTGTTTCCGTCGCGATGACCGAGGCCGAGGCCATCACCGCGACGGGAGATCGAGATCCCGAACTCGTCGATGTTGGCGTCAATGGTTTGACCACGGAATGAATAGATGCCCTGGGTCACGATGTTGCCCAGCTTGGCATCGAGAATGTGTAGAGGACCAGGGGCCTTGCCGTAGCGGATTTCCCAGCCAGAAACAGGTTCAAAGCGGAAGGTCCATCGCTTGCGGGCACCCATGTTGAAGACGATGCCGTTGAACTGGTTTTGCTGGGTAATGCCGCGCACGCCAAAGTTGGCGCCTAGGTCGATGAACTCTCCTGTGGTGCCGGCCTCGCGGTAGGCAATGCGGAAGAAGGAAAAACGCTCAACGCTGCAGGAGAGCACACCGGATTGGTAGATGTCGACCTTGAGAGTGTCGCCTTTGTCAACCTTACTGCCTTGTTTGTTTTTACATGCTTTGTCGTCAACATCACTAAAGCTCAGGGTGTCTTTGAAGTTGCACAGACCACCGACACGGATACCGAGGACTGACTTGAGGCCGATTTCGACTTTTTCACAGGCACGGCTTGTGGACACTTCACCTAACGCGATGCGATGGATGTGGGGGCCGTTGGTTCCGGTCTTTCGCTCGTTGGCTCCTACTTCTTCCTTTCCCGAGCGTTCAAGGAGTTCAGGGTCGTAAATGGCTGTTTCACCGGGGCGGATCGTTTTGAACTTGGCTGTGACTTCTTTGCCGCCACCGGTACTCTCAAACTCGGCCTCGGATTGAAATACGTCATCGGTACGCTCAGAGCAGATGCAGATTGCGCTGCCGACCTTGTACAGTTCACCCAGGATGATGGAGTCGTCCCAGCCACGCTGCTTAGAGCCGACTGTTGAAGCAACGTCGCCGGCCAATTCCTCATGGAAGTTTTCCCCGGAATAGTTCGCCGTGATTTGGCGGGTCATTAAGCCCGTGTTGAGGTTGGAGGTGGCTTCGCTACCTCCATCGAACGACAGGGTGATGTTGGTGTCATCCACTTCAATGACGACTTCGCCATCGACGTTGATTGAGCCCCCGCTGACCTTGGTAATTGTTTCTGTATTGGGATCGTAAGACCATTGCGCGTCAGTTGAGCTGGAGTTGTCGTTCCATATACCTGCGTAGGTGGACTCCTTTTCGACTTTGACTTGGACTACCCAGGTTTTTTCGAGTGTGACTACGTCTGAGCCATTGTCGTTGGAAAATTTGATCTTGTATTTGAGGTCATAGGTGCCTGGCTTGGATGCGGCAGCGAATAGGGCTGCGGCTTCCGTAATGTTAAAAGTTGCAGTTGATGTGATAATCTTTTGGTCATCGTCAACGGTTTTGTTGCTGATGGCTATCAAGTCTTTGATTTCTTGAGATGTGACGCCAGCGGGTAGCCCCGCGCCCCAGGCGAAGGTGCTGGCGTTCTGGATCTCGACGCTTGGTTCCCACTCGCCCGCGCTGGAGGCAACAGAGAAGTCTGTGTCTTTATCGCTGGATTTGAAGAGCTTATAGGTACATTCAGCATCCAGGGCATTAACGTCACCCGCTATTAAGCCTGAGCGTGTGGAGAACATCGCCTTGTACTTTTGGCGTTGCGATGCGGAGACCACATCACGGTCGCATTTGACCTTGGCGTCACCATCGTCGCCCTCGGGGACAAGCTGCGCTTGCACGGCGGGGCGGAAGACGGGGTTGACGCGGAAGCCGAGGTTGTTGCCAATCGGGGCGTAGAGACCGAAGGTTGTCTGGGTGGTGGGCTTGGAGACTGAGCAGAAGTCTGGAGCGCTATCGACGGCAAAAACGTCGCCGGAGGGATCGCGTCCGGGGTCCGTGCTCGGGGGGCGACCGGTCAGGAAGTGACCGTCGCCAATGCGTTGGCTGCCGCCACCCTTCTTGAGATAGATGGACAGGCGTGATTCGGTGCCTGCAGCGGAGAGGAGGTAGGAGCCAATGACATTGGAGCCGATGGCGAAGTTGTTGGGGTCGATTGAGGTGATCTGGCCCTCGCTCAGCAGGAAAATGGCACGGAGTAACTGGTTGCCTCCATAGCTTTTGATCTGGGACCAGATCAGGGGGCATGTGATCCGGACGCCACCGACGTTCTCGTCGCCATCGGCGCCGGCGATCAGTTCGCGTTTTGTGTAGACCAGGGGTATGACCTGGCCGATGCGGGCGATTTCTTGAGCGGCGTCGAAGCCCACTCGAGGGGCGTAGCGCTCGACGCTGTTGATCGCGTCCTCGGATTTGTCGTTGGCTTTGAGCTGGGCCGGGCGCCCGGGCTTTGGCTTGAAGAACTGGGCGACGATCGTCAGGCCGATCGAGATGACGGTCAGGACGAGCGAGACGATGGCAAGCGCCGCAGGCGTGTTTACAACCAGAGCTGATGGTCCTTCTCGATGACGCCTCCGCGCCTCGGCTTTGAACTCGGCGTATTCCTCGTCCGTGATGCCGAGCATCTGAGCGAGGTAGCGGTCGGAGGGAAGGAGGGGGTAGTCGCTCATGCCGCCAATCGATAAAAGGAGCGAGGAGTCGTGGAGCAGAGCGCTGTCCAACACACACCGCGCTCGGGGAGAGCAGTGACTAGGCCGCCGTCGACAACAACGGCAAAACCTCGATGCGGAGGCTCAGTGAAAATTGTGAGGGCGTATTGCTCGGGTCTCTCTATGGGAGTGGTGTAGCGCGCGAACGCTCGGTCAAAGCGGGACATCTCACCTCGACGGAAGGCGCGATACCACCAGGCTTCGGCCGGTGGACGAGGGAGGCCTCCCGCCTCGAGGACGCGCAGTGTGAGGAGTATGCAGTCGGCACCGACGCCGTCGAGAGGGTCGGCCTTGAGTTTGTAGGGCAGTCCCAAAAACTGGTGCCAGGTGAAGGGGCGTGTGGCCGGCTTCAGGAGATCACGAGATTGCCAGTGATTGGGAGACTGCCTACGAGCTTGCTGTTGAGTTGACGTCGGGGGAATTGGGATCGCACTGCATCCAGTGGAGATGTCAGTCGCATAACGATCTTCTCTACATCGACCTCCATGCTCGAGGCGGTCCATATTTCGTCGGTCAGCAAAGCGCTTGGTGTCAGATTAGCGCCGTCGAGAAGTACGGTCTTGATAGTAATTAAGTGGCGGTTTTCAACTGACTCTGTAGCGAAGTTAAGGCTAATAGGATCATTGCCTAATGCGAGCGCGATGTCTGCCCGATCTCCGCCTTTACGGGCGCCACGCCCCGTAATGGCAAAGGGGGCGAAGTTATGAGATGCACCGTCGTAGTCACTTGTGCTACCTACGAAGAAGTTCTGAAATGACCAGGAAGACCCACTACCACTGCTAGTGATGTAGTTGACTATTGCTATCGTCATAATCCGAGGCGCCTACGGGTGCTGACGTTATTCTGCATCGCTGCGAAGGCCATGTTCTTGCCGCGCTCGGCGGAGTCGGCCATTCCCTTGCGGAATTGATCGCTGGTGACGTATTCGACGTTGTTGATCACCTCGCTCTGGTAAGCGAAGTCGAATTGCACTTGGGCAGGGTTTGCGTTGCGCCGGGAGTTGACGTTTGTGGAGAACGTCTGGGTCTTGCCCGCGAGGGCGGCGGCGCTTAGGAGCTTGCGGGACTTGGCGTTGGAGACAATCTCGCCGTCGGAGTTCGGCATGAAAAGCTCGGGGCCGATCTCGCCGACGAGGTAAGGGCGGTTTGCCTTGATGGGGCCGCCGGATGCTCTTGGTTTGGCAGCGAAGATGCCGCCGGTGCCGAACATGCCGGTGATCGAGCCGAGGGCGCCAAAGATGCTGGCTAGCCCCATCAGGGTGTTGTAGGTGCCACCTTTGCCCATCTGTTGAGCGCCTCCGATGCCCATGGCGATGGCGCCGAAGGCTTGGGTTGCACCGGAGAGGGCTTTGCCGAAGTCGAAATTCTTCTTGTTGGAATCGTCTGTTTGCTCTGCACTTTTGTTGAGGTTATCAGTAGCACTCTTTAAGGCTTCGTCATGCGCCTTTTGTAAACCATCTGTTTGTGCGCCAGATTCGTTATGAGGTATGACCGGTACTGTTACTGGGCCTGGAGGAGTTGGGTTGGGTGATGTTGTACCATTGGGGGCAGGTGCTTGGCCGACTTTAGTTGTTAAAGCCACTATTGCATTCTTTAATTGCTCATTAGACACTACAATTCCGTTTTGAGACAGTATGAGTGCTTGATTGGCCCTTTCCTGTGCGCTCTGCACCCCAAAGAGTCTTTGCATTTGTGACTTTATTTGCTCTCTCAGCGGAGCCAGAGCATAGTCTAAGAATTGTGATGTGAATTCTTGGCTGATGGTCTCACCGAATTGCGTGACCGCTTGATCTAGCTCCGTCATATTTGATATTGCTGATTGAGTGAATGTTTTAAATGCGCCGAATAATGTGTCTGTCGCACGGCTTGCTGCTGCTAGACGGTTAGAGAAATCCTCTATCGCCCTCCGCATCGGGTCCATAGCCGTGTTTACGGCCACTAAATGTCCTGCGTAAGCCTGCATTAAGTCGTTAATAACCTTTTGCGTTTCGGGTGTTGCATTGGGCATTTGACCTAGTATTCCGATTGATTGGGACTGTACGTTTTGCCGGATTTCGTTGATTACAGCTTGGAGAGAGTATTTACCTGTTTCATTCATTGACTTTGTTAGCTCTTGGAACTGCGCCATTGCGTCGACAAGCAGATTTGATTGCTGCTCCCTCACTTTTTCTGGCGACATAATTTCCGTAAGCTTTGCCACGGCCTTGCTTAGTTCATCTGAGGCAGTAGCCACAGGGAAATTCTCTCTAACAACGCTTTTGGCGTTCTGTGCTCGCGCAAAGAGTGCGTTAATAAAATTTAAGTCTGTTTGCGGTATCTTGACGTTTGTCTTGATCCGTCCGCCTTTGCTTAGCGTGTCCGCTATATCGTTTACTTCATCGGTTGTAATGTACTTCTTTGAAGCAAAGAAACCCCTAATGTCGTTTCTTAGCTGCTGGTCGATATTTTCTAGTTCGTTATTCATCAAAGTGGTGCTAGACCCAAACTCACTAATTCCTCTGTATAAGGACTTTAGTTGAGTGTCTAGAGTCTCCAGTGCAGACGTGTAGTCTCTTTTTACCTTTGTGTATACAGAGATATCCTTTCTTATGTTGTCAAGTATTAGTTGTATACGTTGAGTGTCTCCTGCTTGTTGTGCCGCATTGAGGTCCGCTTGTGCGGCTAAAATGGATTCACTGGCCTTAGCTCTACTTGCTTCCATGCCCGCATAATCTATATTCAGATTTGGTTGCTTAAGAGCATTGGGATCTGGTTTGGTGTAATACTTTCCAGTCTGGGTTAATTCTACGGCTTCTCTTCTAAGAGCTTCAAAAACTGCTTTATTGGCTTCACTTATGTCATATCCCGTCATCTTTGCTAGAGTCTCACTATTAAAAGTTTGACCTCTTTTCTCCATACTGTCTCTAAGGGCTTTTACCGTAAATACGATCTTTTCAATAGAGTCATTTGACGATATCCGCAGGTCTTGTTTGTCTAGTACTTGCAGCGCGAGCATAGTATCTGCAGTGTTAATCGGCTTACCTCCTTTCTCGCTTTGAGTCAGATTCTGAAACTGCTGGCGTTCCTCTTCGTTCGTCGGCTGCCAGAAGGCGTTGAGGATTCGCTCAGCTTTGCGGGCGTCCTCGACCATCTGTTTTCCGCGCAATAGATTTTGCTTGTTGTAGTACTCTTCCATCTGTTTCTTGTACCCACCAATCTGCTTCTCGAGAGCGACTTTATCTTTTGCTAGCTTCCAGGCGTAGTCTTCTATTTCTTTACGCAGTTGCATTTGTTTTTGTGTGAGCTGCGACCTCCTGCTCTCCTCATTGTCAACAGCACTCAACAGTGCTTGTTCGTACTGTTGTGTTGTCTTAAGTATGGCAGCTTCTTGCTCTGTGGAAGTATTTATTAGTATCTGGAATTGCTGCTCCATTGCACGTTTCTGCTGTTCAATCATCTCTTTTCTCTTTGATTCCTCAAGTGAAAGAACTTCCATTCTTGCTTGAAACTCAATATCTCTTAACTCCTTTTCTAGCTCTTTACGCTGCTCGGCTATTTTGTCCTCTAGATCTTTGCGCCGCTCGCTTAGCACGTCATATTGCTTCACTTGAGCTGCTTCCATATTTAGCTTTGCTAGAGCTTCTTGCTCTTTGTATATACGTCGGTTTATTTCAGCTTGCTCTTTCTTGTTTTTGGTTTGTTCTTTTGTTAAGGCATTGATTCGCCCTTCGGCGGCGGCTTTTTGCATGCTAGTAATCAAGTCATCTGTTCCAAGCCTGTTATACGCTTCTACTTGAGCCTTGCGTAAGAAAAGCTTATCATTTCTCTTTGCGTATTCGTCTTGGAGCTGACGCAATCGGGTTGTTTCAGCACTAATCTGATTTTGTATTACTTCGCGCTGAGTCTCCAACAATCGCTGCGAGGCTATATCACCGCCCTCGGCAGCTCGGATTATTGATTGGTAACCACTCGCCAGTACTTTATTAGTTACTGCCATAGCTTCAGCAGATCTACGACGCCTTGTCTCTGCTTCTTCGACTTTTTGAAGCCAAGTAAAATATGCGCTTAATGCCAGTGTAATCGCAGTAAATACGACGTTAACTAATATAGTTGTTGTGATGAATTGTTTGAGTGATTCTCCAGCAGCTCTAGCGACTCCCCCTAATGAATTGAATTCGTCTTTTGTCATCCCCAGTTTGAGACGTAGCGCTTCCATAGCGCCTTCCAATGCTTTCGCGCTCGCTGCACCGGCGGCCATGGTGCTTGCGTTCTCGGCGGCTTTGCGCGCTGCTTGGAGGGCCGCATCGTCCATCCCGAGGAACTGCTTCGCCGCTCCTCCTATTTTTTGCATGCGCGTAAGACTTTCTGCTTCCTTACGCAGAGTCTCAAGACGTTTAGTAGCTGTAGCAATCTTCTCTGTATAGTCTTCCATTGCTTTTGCTGTTCCCGCTCCAGCAAACTGAGCTTCGCGCGCCAGTTTTTGATATGTGACTAACTGCTGTTCTAATACTCTGGTCTCTGCTTGTATTTGGTTGACCCTATCTAATCCCTTCAATTCCTTCTGTGCATATTGTAAGCGTGTTCCTACTTTATCTATCTCTTCCGAATACCGTTTCAGAGCTTCTTCTCCAGCACCTCCTTTCGCCATTTCTTTTTTGAAGGCTTTTAGATTACTAAGCTGCTCTTTTAGTCCTTTAGCGTCCCCGGGGTCCGCAGTAAGCCCCAATAACTTATCCCACTCTTTTTTTGAATTGGCGAGCAAACTCTCCATATTTGCGCTATCTCTAAATCCCTTTACGAATAGCATCGCATCTTCTGTTAATTTCTGGAACATCACTCGAGCCTGGAGGCCCCACTGGATTAAACCTTTAAGACCGAATGTCTCTGTATCATTAAGGACTTTATTTATAGCTGTTATGCTTAGTATTATTTGAGCGAAATCACTTGAGAGTACGTCTGCAACTGTGTTAAAGAAGGCAAAGGCAAGGTTTATCTTTCCTAGGACTAGACTACCGAATAACTCAAAAACTTTAGCAGCAGCTCTAATCTGAGATGTGAGTTCAGTTATCTTGAGCTTAATCAATGCAGCTCCAAACTTTGTTAAAGCTTCTGCCCCAAACTTAATTGTGGACTCTAGAGTGTCCCAACCAAGTGTGAAGGCGTCCATGCCTTCAAAGAATACAAACTGCAGGGATCTGGATAGTGCCTGCACCACACCTTCCGCACCTGATAGACGCTCTCGCGTCATATCGAGCATGTCTAAGATGGGACGAGTTACGAGTTCTACTTGTAGGGCCAGGAATGCTGTCAGGCTGCGCATAGCCTGCACAACGCCTTCCATTACCTTGGGCACTTCTTTCGCGCCGGACATCCAGGCACCTAACAGGTTTGTGACCCCGTCACTCAGTCCTAACTCTGCGTTGCGCCGCATTTCTTGGAACGGCTTCCCTATCTCATTTAGTCTTTTACCAATGTTACCGAGCACTCTAGATGATGAGAATATGTTGGCTATGCTGTATATTGTCTTGGCTATAGTTTTGCTTATATATTCCCCAACTTCGCTTACAATGCCTTGAATCTTGGAAAGTCCATTGTAAACAAGCGTCAAGCCGTCGATTAACGGTTTGAGTAAGGGTGCGCCTATTTTCTGCGCAATGACTTCAAATACCTCGGCGATGTTCGAGGTTACACCTGCGAAGCCTTTGGCTTGCAGCGCTTGACCGGCTACAGCTGTTTCTAGTTTTTTCTTCAAGTATCCGACTACACCATCAATGTTACCCTTGGCTTTTGCAATATCCTGATTCGATATCTGCAATCTTTTTGCGAGTAAAGAGTCTTCGGTTATGTAACCGCCTAGTATAGATCCAATCTCTTGCCTCGCTTGATAGAAAGGAATACCTAATGTGCCCAATGCTGCCGTGAAGCTTATCGAGAGATCTTCTGCATCTTTAATATCACCATTTACTTGAGCTATGGATGTTGATACTACGCCAAATATATCGATTATCTGTTGTGATGTAACACCTGCCAAATCTAGTGAGCGTATGCGTATATTATCGATTGCCTTTGTTATTGACGGACCTAGTGCATTTATCTTCTCCAGCGGATCTGTTAATTCTTGTCCTGTAGCTTGATCGATAATACGACCAGTAGATGCAAGTGTAGTCTGTGTCGAAAGAATAGTCTGCTGCAGTCTTACATTCTGACCAATAATGGCGTCAAACGCCGCTCCCCACGCTGCTGCTAGCGGACCTACAAGCAGTTGAACTCCTTGGATAGCTAAACCTAAGCGTGCGAGTGTATCTATAGTGCTACTAATACCACTATTCATTTCTTTTATTACATCGCCATAAAAGAAGTCTTTAGTTGCTTCTAGGCTGGCTACTACGCCCTGTTTTGCCGCATTGACCGTCTGCTGAGCTATCGCGGAGCCATAGGTCTCCCATGCTTTTGCCCTAGCAAAGTTCTCAACAGGCCCTAATACTGCATCTGAGCCTGGCAGCTCTCGTACATTTTGGTATATCTCTGCGATTTCTTTCGTTTTTCCGCGACCATTCTCAACTACTCTGTCTAAAAACTCATTTGTACGCATAAACTCGGATATATTCGTTTTACTAACTGCTTTTCCTAAGTCTTGATTAAGCCCCTTAAAATCTTTTCGTAGACCGTAAAAGGTAGTAGCAAGTGTGGCAGCACCTGCCAAGCTGTTCGTAGCTACGTTTATGCCACTAGCTTGTTGAAGTGAAGCCTTGCTCTGAGCTAAGTTTTGCGCTATTTCTCTACTACTCTCTGTCGATCGCCTTATCGCATTGGCATCAAGATTCAGCCGTATGTCATGCCCCTTTTCTGTTATAGTTCTTAGCTCGCCTTTTACAGCGCTTAACTTCTCTGCTGCATCTTTAGTATCAGCTGTGACTCTTATGCGATATCCACTGTCGGCCATTTTACGCCCCTCGGTCTCGGGTGGGTGTCATAGGCACAGGTTAGCTTCAGTCCTCGGGCAGGGATAGAAGCGCTACGAATACGTGCATAGGTATGCGTCTTCCTTTAATTAGCTTAGTAAGTGTCTGTCTTGTGAACTGATCAAGCTGTGGTTTATCTTCTTCATTTGGTCTCCAGTCTGGGAACGGTAAAAACTCGTTTGCTTTGACTTTCGGTGGGTTTCGCCTTGACCCTGAAAGCCCGTGAGCAATAGTTATTACCAATACAGCAAGGTGAGCCTGTGTTATTGAATTTATGTTCGCACAGCGTTGCTCCTCACTGCTTATATGCTCCATCAACTCTCTGAGCACACCTATGGGAGTACGTACAAATGAATCTCTATTATACTCTGCACCAAGAGGTGAGCTCTTTATTCTGACGTACAACTCATCCCAATTCGTTAGACCTGCCTTGAGTATGCTCTCCGCTTGCTGCAGACTTTGTTCAGGTGAAAGCTCTACCTCTTTGTCTGCTACTCCTCGTTTCCCGCTTCAGCGTCGGTTGTGGGCCAACCTTCCCGCTCCCACTCAATAAACTCCACAATCTTATCTAGTACTTTTCCTGGGATATTCTCTGTATCTTCTTCGGCCCAGTCTGGTACTTTAGTCCATTCTTTTGATTTTGGCAGCTTGACCTCACCCCTGTACTTCATGAATAATGATACTAACATGACTTTTTGGCTTGTTGCGCTTATAGCAATTTCTTGCAGCTCTTCTATTTCGCTGGCGTAGTCAAAGAATGTGGTTTGGTCTTCGTCGCTCGTGTTGGCGAGCATGTCAATAGCTTCTTTAGTTGTAATGTTTTTATCTTTTGCTATCTTCTGTGCTAGTTTAATCGACTTAAATGTGTACTTTGATTGACTTCTGGAAATGTTTTCTATACCTCTGGACTCCCCCGGCACGAGATCCTTGTAAATCGGGAAGCGGAATGGTCCGACCTCGTAGTACTTTTCAGGGCCGAAGAGAAGTGATGCGTATTTGCTCATTGCGTGGCTCGTTGCAATGTGATGTTCCAGGCTCGGGTTGAGGCGCTCTGGTGGACCAGATCGACTGGGAGCTCTACCAGCACATTAGCGTCGCTATCCGATAAGCGTATAGCGAAGTCCGTAATCCCGGGCTCGGCGTACAGGGCACCCACGTGAACGTAGTCGCGTTCGATTGTGCAGTTTATTGCGTAGATTAACTTGTTAGAATCAGTGAGTAGATCGCACTGCATTAGGCGATGGCGTACACGCTGGAAGAGCGGGGCTTCACGTCGGCGTTGTTGTAGCTCAGGGTGGCTCCGGTGGCGTTGGTCAAGACTCCATTGAGCTCGAGGGGGCCTACCACGGTCACAGAGCCGCCATTGATGTAGTAGCGCTCTGAAGTCGAGGTTCCGAAGTTGATGCGCATCAGGGGACCGAGCTCGATGCGGCCTTCACCTGCGTATGTGTATGTGTCAGGTCGGCTTCCGAGGTTCACCGTGATGGTCTGCCCAGAGAGGCTCAACACTTGGACCATCGAGTGTGCGGTCTCCTCAGGGAGCAGATCCACGAGGGGCTGGCCGTTTACAAGGCGGCTGAACTTAAGGTCGCGTACACCGATGTAGTCGCCCACGCTTATCGTTGCAGTCGACTCGAGCGTGAGTGTGGCTACACCGGTTACGTTGTTGTACGTGGCGTTTTGTACGCCGTAGGAGCGCACGTCCCGGTCCTTGACCTCCAGCACCTGGAAGTCTGTGGTGGCACCAGGCATCGGGAAGTAGTCGCTGTTGTAAGCGTCGTCTTGGAAGTAGCTGAACGTCAGCGCGTACAGCCGCACGATGCGCCCCACACCGATGTGCGACACGCCGGAGAGCTGCATCCACAGCTGGCCCGTTACGTTGTTGTAACGAGCGTTGAGCACGCCCGCACTCGGGGTCGTGTTGGCGACGATGGCCGTGTAGTCGGGGCCGAAGCGACAGATGGATTCCTTGGTGATCGCGTCCCGGAAGTCGCTGTACGTCCACACGTCCACGAATTTCGGAGCTTCGGTGCCTTCGGTGTATTTGCCCACCGAGGGCGTACCCACGCTGATCAGGTCGTAGCTCACCTCGGTGAGACCGTCGGCGTTCTCGTTCTCGGAGTAGTTGCTGACCACAGCCTCGAAACCAAGGAAGTCGTAGATGAGGTCGCTGTTGGGGGTGCCATCAGCGTGACCGATCTCCTTGAGGATCTCGATGTAGATCCGGTTGTTGCGGATCTTGGGGTCGTGGACAATGCGGCCGATGTCCTTCTCGTAGCGCGCCTTGGCGATCAGGCTGAAGCCGCGCTCCCAGGCGCCGCTCGTGCGATCGGGGATGTAGCAGGCGATCGCGGCGTTCTTGTAGTCGTCCATCGCAGGGACGTCGGCGACCACGCCGGGTGCCCAACTCTCCACGTACTGGAGGTCTCGCATGAAGTAGCTCGTCACCGAGACGGTGATCGAGGACGAAATCACGACACCATCCGTCCAGCCGGAGTCGGCTAACACACGGATGTCTTGGTTGTTGTCGTTGACCTGGATGGACATCTGGGAGATGCCCTGCATGTCGACGTAGTACTCGGCTTCGCCCAGAGCGGGGGGCGTGATGAAGCCGTTGGCGTCCACCGTGCTGGTAAACGTCCTCGGGGAGGAGGGCTCCACGGCGCGGATGAGCGTGCGGTGCGCCTTGTGAAAGGCGCCTCCTCTGGAAAAGTCGGCCATGGTGTCTCCTCCCTACGGGACGGGTGTGGTAGCGACCGGTTCCTGAACCGGTGATCAGAACTCAGAGAACGACAGGGGGTTTGCGCCGGCGTCGTACTTGCCGAAGACCGGGCGACCACGCGACATCAGGTCGAAGCTGATTTCGGTGAGACCCTCGGCGGAGAGTTGCTCCTGGTAGTTCTGGATGCAGGCGTTGAAGCCGGCGAAGTCGTAGATCCAGTTGCCGGTGTCGCCATCGGCACGGCCGAGCTCCTTCATGAACTCGAAGTAGACCTCGAAGTTCTTGTCGTAGCGGCAGCGCTGGATCGAGTCGAAGCCCTCGTCGTAGTCACCCTTGAAGGTCGGGTTGACGTCGCCTTCACCAGGAGCGTCGATGTCCTTCATAAAGTAGGTGGTCACCGAGGCTTGCACCGAAGCGCCAGTGATTACGCTGTCGCTCCAGCCGTCATCGCCCAGGAGTCGAAACTCTTGGTTGTTGTCGTTGATCTGGAAGGAGCACTGGCTTACACCGGAGATCACCTTGTAGGAGTCTCCTGATGCCAAGGTGGGCAGCGTGATGACGCCCTGCGCGTTGCGCGAGGCGAAGTAGCGGTTGGGAGGGGTCAGGGGAACCACCCGCACCAGGGTGCGGTGGGCCTTGTGAAACGAAAGACCAATGGCGTAGTCGGCCATGATGCCTTCTCCTTAGGGAATGGGTGGGTTCTGGACAGCGCCGAGAATTCGGGCTGTAAGGGCCTCGAAGGTGGCCTCTGTGCGGGGCATGTACGTCGTCTGATCGCGGGGAAACGCCCTCGCGAGACGGCGGCGGATGTCCAGCATGGAAACCGGCATCTTTGTGCCCGCCTTGGTCCCGTAGTTCGTGAAACGAACCAGCCATCTCTCGAAAGAGATGACGCCGTTCACCGACCCCGGGGACGTGATGTCCTCAGGCACGTCCTGGATTGTGCACTCAATCCCCGTGATCTTCCAGTTGGAAGGCACCATCTGGGCTCCAACGACGTACACCGCAGGGCGGCGATTGTTGTTGGGGAGGGTGTAGTACCCAGGCCACTGGGTGTAGGGCTTGAGCGTTCCGCTTGTCGTGTACAGATCGAGGATGTACTTCTCGATCGTGCTGCGTAGCAGCGTGACAGGGGGCCAGTTCGTGCTGATGGTCATCGCTGTTCCTCAATGGCGGCCTTGAGGTATTGGCCGAACTTGGCCGGAAGCTCCTCGAGAGGGGCCTTGGTCCATGGACGACCGGGGAATCGCTGGCCGTTGAGGCCAACGCCGCCCTCGTGGACTTCGGTGGCGTACTCCACTGGCCAGGTGAATGTCACCGTGCCATCGGAGTTCTGCTCTCGCGTCTGGCTTGCGCGTAGACGCCCTGTGTCCACGATGTCCCGCACTTGGGGCGGGCTTGGGAAGTCCCACTTCACGGCCGAGATTTCCTCGGTGAAGCGGGCGTCCAGGTACAGCGATGTTTGACGAAGCGCCTTAGTGACGGCGGCTTCGAGTTGTTTGTCGAGCTCGCGTTGTGCCATCACATCCCTCCGTTCACGCGGAATGTGCCTTGGAAGGCTTGGCGTAAATCCCGGCGGTGGAACGCATCCATCGCCAGATCGAAGGTCAGCTCGAAGCGGCCGTAGGCACCGTTGATGGTGGCTTCGGCTTGCGAGCCGTTCGTGATGCGACTGTCGAATGTCGCGGGTGTCAGGAGACGCCCTCGGCAGCTGTAGGTCGTGTTGTCAACTCCCGCCTGGGGTTGCCAGTTGGGGGCGTCCAACGTGATCGCGGCCAAGTACTCGAGAACTTCAGTGCCCTGGACCGGGTTGCCGGTCGCGGGGTCATCCGTAATGGATGTGGTGCCCACCTCGAACGCCAGTTGGGCATTACCCCAGGGGGCGTAGGTGGCGATGGTCTCGGGTGCGATGGCCATGGCTACAGCGCAAATCCCGACAAAGGGAGGGTGGCGAGCAGGCGCTTGTACTCCTGGCCGTATTGGGTGGCGTCGAGCCCGGTGCCGGTGGGGTTACCGGTGGGAGAACCAACCTGTGCGCCGATTTGCATCGTGCGCCCGGCCAAGAGATGGGCAGCGAGGAGAAGGACAGCTTTGGTGTATTGACCACTCCAGAGAGTTTCTGAAGTGGAGAGGGCAGCTTCCGCGACGGCGCCCTCGACTACATCACTCAGAATTTCAGAGAACTCCGGGTAACGAGTGAGGAATTCAGTCGCGGAAGGTGCTGCCATCAGCCGTTACCTTCCGTGATCGCTTGGATCCGCTTAGCGATGGCGTTGCGGACCTTGATGCGCTGCTCCTTGGCAGACCACTTATCGAGTTGTTGCACATCGAAGGAGGATTCGATCAACTCGAGTGCCACGGCGATCGGCATATCAGCGATGGAATCGCTGGGGGCCTCCACGGCGGGCTTGGTGGTCTCTGTGTCCTCGGTCTCGATGCGCAGAGCGCCGAGCTTGAGGAGGGTTTTCACCACGTCGTAGTCCTTGATCTTTTCCCAGACGTTCTCGGGGAAGTCCCGGGTAACGCCTGCGTCTACTTGGATGTGCTCGGACAGGCCGCCACCTCCAACGAACGAGAACCCGATGGTGCACTCCTTATCCATCGGGGGATTTTCAAGTTCAGGGCGGTAAACGAGGATCATGGCTAGGACGTGATGAAGGATGTTTGATTCAGGAATAGGTCAAGCCTTTTCAAGAACCAGGGCGCTCTTGGGGTAGTACAGAGCAAGGCCACCGATGCGTGCGTGAGCAGCAACGGAGAACTCCAGTGCTTGACGCAGAGGAGGCAGGAACTCCAGGGGTTGGGGGATGTGCAGTTGCAGCTTGTCAGGGCTGCGGTCGTACACCACGATCCGGTCCTTGGAGAGGGTGCCGTTCGACTTACCAGCTTCGAGCTCGTTGATGGGCTCGATGGCTTGGATCATCGGGTTGGTGCGCAGGAAGAACTCCATCACCGTGGTGTCGGAGGTGGTGCTGCGCGGGGTGGTGGAGATGATGCGGTACACGTTGTAGGGCACCAGCATCGTGTTGGGCATCTCCTTCATGTTGCTGTTCTGCACGAGGCGGGTGGGTGCCTCGTTGAGCAGGGCCAGCATCTCGTCGGTGGTGGTGCTAGCACCATCGAACCACTTGTCGGGGACAAGCTTGTCGACTTGGTCGTTGTTGAAGAAGCCCTTCATGCCGGAAGCGCTATCGCCGAAGTAGGCGATCTCCTGCACTTTCTCCTCGTAGGCGCGGCGCACGGCGTTGGCGCGGCGTTGCTCCAGGTTCATGCCGGGCACCATGGCGGCGGCACGGGTCTCCTGGATGGTGTAGGCGAACGAGGCACCGAGGGAGCGAACCGGGTGGGTCACTTCCTTACGGAGCACGTCAGCGCGGGGCAGATCCTGCGCTTTGTCGCCGATCACCTTCATCGAGCCTTGCTTGTCGAAGACTCGGTAGGTGTAGGAATCAGAGCCATTGCCGACCTCGGAGGAGATCGGGATCAGGGACGAGTACTTGATGTCGGCGTACTCGACCTCGAAGGTGCGAGCCAGGATCGTTTCGAGCTCGCGAGCGAGAAAGACGCCGACCTCGTCGTTACGGATTTCAGTGGTCATGGGAAGAAGCTCCGTGATCAAGCGTCGGCGGAGAACGTCATGCTGGGGAGGTCAATCTCCAGCAAGACGAGGCCGGCGGCCGAGGTTTCAGACAGCCAACGAGCACCGGCGGTGATTTCGACGGTCTTGTTGGCAACAGCGGTCTTGGTGAAACGACCGAGGTTGGCGCCAGTGACGGTGCCCGAGTGGTCCGCTTTGAAGAAGCGAACGGCGTCGCCGAGGGCGATGGCGGCGGTGGAATACACCCAGACCACACCCTTGGACACCACATTGAGGGTCTCCTTGTCGGGGTAGCCGATGCGGCCATCCGAGTAGGCGGGGGTTGGTACAGGGGTGTAGCTCGAGGAGCCGGACACACCCTCCAGGGTCATCGTGCTGATGGCCAGGCCTTGGATGCCGGTCACACCAGTGGCGATCTCGACAGCGAAAGCGTCGTTGCTGGTGGGGGTGTTATCGGTTGCAACCAGCACGCCAAAAGGAATGGCGGCGCCGGTTTGGTTGCGATAGCTGCGAGACACATAGGCCTGCAGGTCGGCGATCATGCCCTCGTGGCCCTTGACTTGGACCAGGGGGTACGAACCCTGTGCGCCGCTCGGATTGGCGACGGTGGTGGCGGTAAAAGTGACTGCCATGGAAGGATCTCCTTACTTGGTGGCGGTGAGGGGGCGCTTCCAGGCTTCCGCTTGGCGCGTCCGGTAGGTGTCCACCGGAGAAGCGGAACCGCGACCGGCACCTTTCAGTGCGTCACGCAGGGAAGTGGTGCTGTCGGCACGGTCCTCTTTGGTTTCGGGCTCTTCGCCTTCTTCCTCGGAGTCGTCCTCGTCACCCTCTTCGTCCTCGGAGTCAGCGCGAGCGGCAAGAATGCCGTCCACCACACCGTGGATGTAGGAGGGGTCAGCGTCTTCGCGGGGGGCCGAACCGGTCAGGTTCTCGAAGGCCTGGGCGTAGAGGTCGTCGCTGTCGATGCCGTCGAACTTGAACTCCTCATCGAAGGCGGGGGCCAGACGTTGGAGAGTGGCGAGGCGCTCAGAAACGAGGGCGTCGAGTTCAGCGGTGTCGATGCGACCGGTAGAAGTGCCGTCTTCGAGCTCGTTGATGCGCTCTTCGAGTGCGTCAGCGCGGCCTTCGGCGGCTTCTTTTTCGTAGGCGAGGTTGTCGATCTCTTCCTGCTGAGCGTCGAGCTTGTTGGAAAGCTCATCGCGCTCGGTAGTCACAGCTTTGAGCTGGCGCTCCATGTCCCGTGCGAAGGACTGGACCGCGCTAGCTGCTTCTGCGGGCAGATCGATCTCCAGGCCGTCGAGTTTGACGGTGGCCATAACGGGAGATGCAGGTGTACAGGGCTGGAGCGCCGAATCGAAGGCGACGGCGTCGGCCGCATCCATTCGATCCATAAGTAGGCGTACCTCCGGGCCAGCCCGGCCACGGGGCACGATGGCGATGTGGTTCACCCGGATGTTGCGCTGAACGCCGTCGTAGGACTCGCCCTCGGGGGTGACACCGGGCGTGGGGTCGAAATCGACCTTGTATCCGGCAGAGACTTCCGTTGCGTCCTTGCGCTTGATCTTCTCGATGGCGTCTTGGTCTGTAACAACCAGGGCCACTTCAACGAAACCGTCGTTGTACCGGACCTGGCTACCGGAGTAGCCGACCTGGAACTTCTTGGTGTTGGCTGAATCGAGAAGAACAGGGGGGTGCCCCCACGTTGCGGGTTTCATGCCGAACGTGGAGAGAGACTCAGGGTTTGAGACCTCCTCGGGAGGCCTGTATTCCCGAACCTGGGAGCCATCTGCGCGCTTGTAGAGCTGAGTGCCCGAGCGCGCCGCACGACACCAGACGCGGAGATACCCCTCGTCGGTGGTTTCGCTGCCCGTAATGGGCGCGAAATCGTAGCGAGAAACAGATGTTTCCATGGCGACAGCTTAAGCGTTTTGGCTGTAAGCGATAGCCTGATACGGATAGCGTATTGGGGATGTGGCGATCTATCGGCAACTCACATTGTGTGGGCGTATTAGACAGTTAAGGGAAGCGACGAAGTTTACTCAGTCGCACGTAGCAGAGAAGCTTGCTATTAGTCAGGCCGCTTATTGTCGGTTGGAGAAAGGAGAGATCGAGTTTGCAGTATCGAAATTATTTGACTTGGCAGATTTGTATGGCGTTTCAGCGTCGAAGCTTTTAGAGGGGCTTTAGGGGGCAAAGCCCTCGGCCCAGATCGAGTCGCGCTTGAGGCGGGGTTGTTTGCCGTGACCGTTGCGCGCGCGGTTGATGGAGGGATCTTCGAGGACGGTTTTTCCGGCCTCGGTATGGGAGATGTCTGGGCCACCTTTGCCGTAGATGCCACGACGACGGCGCTCTTGGTTGAGCTCGGCGCGGCGCTTGCGCTCAGAGGGGCGCCGGTTGATCTCGGCCTGGTGGCGAACTTTCTTTGCAGCGGCCTCGGGATGCGTGCGGTAGTACTCGGTGGAGCGACCGTCGAGGCGAAGGGAGGTCATGGGACCAAGGGAGTGCCGAAGGGCCGTTGGCGTTGACGGGCTTGGCGAGCATCACGCTCGGGTTTGAGGGCTACGAACAGACGCGCGGGCTTAACGCCCAGGTTCTTGGCTCCGTCCTGGAACAACGTCAGATTGCCGTTGTGCAGCCCTTCCATCAACTGGCGCTGCCGTGTGTTGGCGTTGGCAGTAAGGATGCGGCGTGTCAGGCCAGGGATGCGTGGCTGTTCGGCGCCGCTAACAAAACGAGAACGTGGCATACGGTCGTCCCAGAGCAGTTCACGCTCGAGGGCGTCGTGGTAGCGCTTCACAGCGATGGTAAACCGTTGTTCGTTATCGGGGCCGCCGAACTTGGCAAGCTCTTTGGCTTGTTTCTCTACGTTTTCTAGCGTACCTTTGTACCGGTTTAAGAAATCAGCGCCTCTGTTGTCGAATCCGAGGAACTCGGGTAGTCGATTCATGTCGTAGAGGAGGTTCTGCACACCATTGCGGTAGTGCGAGGGCTGCCTTCCATCGTGTAATTCAGTCGCGTAGCCAAAATCGACTAACGCCACTCGTTGGCTTCGCGGATGTACCATTACGTTGCCTGAGTGGATATCCCCATGTGCAAGACCTGCTGTATGTAGCTTGCGGAATTCACGAGCTATCTTTGTTTGGACAATTAGCGGGGCATTCGCTGCTCTGGCGTATGCGTCATGGTGTACAGCGCTAATAGTCTTGTACTCTTTCATATGAGACATGACTAGAGTCTGAGCTTTTACATCTCCGTATTGGTCTTTGACTTTGTTTATGCGAATGGGAGCTGGAACATTTACTCCTGCATAGTCCGCTTTATCCAGGCGTCTAAATTCAGCTTTAACGTCGTCGTCTGCTCCACTCTGAAAAACCTTTATTCCATACTTTTCAGATGAGTGTACATAGTAAGTACCAAATGCCCCGAAGCCTGCTTGACACTGAGGATCGACGATCTGTGCGTCAAACTTCGCCGGGGCTTGGATCTTTCCCAGGCCACCTCCGCACTCGGTGGCGCGCTCGGCTCGGCGGCGAGCATTGATCTTTTCCTGGACGTCCCACTTCTGGCCCCCGGCGATGGCCTCGTCGGCGATGCGCTGCGCCTCGTCCTCGGTCATCTTGGGGTTGTTCAGCCTATTGGCTGGGTGTTTCTCCCAGTCTTTAGGTGAGATGTATCTGCTTTTGATCAAGTAGGCACCTCCTGCTATGACGCCTGCGGCAAGAGCTACTTTAGCTGCGGTTTGTAAATTGTTGCTATTAGAGATCCTCGAATTCTTGCTGCACTTATGCTGCTTTGGGATGTGAGATTCACCGCAGGGCTTGCCCTGAGCGCGCGCAAAGTATGCGTCGGAGCGCCGAGGATCGAGTATATCTACATAAACGATTCGTTGTTTTTTGATAATGTCACCGTTAGGATCACGAACAAGCTCGTCTACTCCTTTTTTCCTGCTGTAGCGCAAAGTAACGTCTTGAGTGCGCAATACTTTGAATTGCGTGTTGCGCCTTGCTAGGAATTCTCTTTCGGCACGAAGCTTCTCTCCCATTGACTGACCGTATCTTCCTTTAACGTGGTACGGCAGCTTGGCAAGAGATCCGCGAGCGACAATGACTACTCCCGATTTATTATCTTTGCCTTCACCATACTTTATACCCATTGCTCTACTACTAGAAAAGCTGCCGAATGCTTTGTCAGTTATTGTTTGACCTGCTGTAGCAGTCCTCCACTCGGTACTTGCATTCCATGCAATTCCTCTGTAGTAAATTCCTTTATCCCCAGACGACTTATTAAGCCAACTGTCTAGTCCGTCTTTTATGACTTGATAGCGTTCGTCCAGCTGTTCTCCACTTCTAAGTGCGCGGTTCAGCCCATAACTTGCAGAAACATAATCGTATATAGCGGCGTGCTCTTCAGCACGACGAAGCCGCGCATTAGTCTGTTTTAGCTTTAACTCACGTAATATCTGTTGTTTTGAACTGTTTTGACTATACAAAAGAGCGGCGCGCGCATTAGTCTGTTTTAGCTTTAACTCACGTAATATCTGTTGTTTTGAACTGTTTTGGCTATACAAAACAGCGGCGATTCCACCAACTGCCGCAGCACTTATGCCGACGGCGGCCCACTTAGCGAGATTGCGCTGATTACTCTCTACTTGATTGACACCTTTACTAGAATCTTTCGAGCAATTATGCTGTTTTGGTATATGTGACTGTCCACAGGGCTTGCCCTTAGCGCGCTCGGGGGCGTCGCTCCTTACTAGGCCGAGGACTTTCCCGGCGTGAGCCCATCGCGGCGTGAGGTCTTGCCTGAGCACTTCCACTTCGCCCTCGAGAGGCACAAGGGTGTGTTGCGCTCGGCACCGGAGCAGTCGTAGCCCTCGGACTTCATGTCGCCGAAGCTCCGGGCGCAGTAGCGGTCGCCCTTGTTAGTGCCGGGGGCGATCTTGTAGCCCTTAGCGCCGTAGCGGACCTTGTTTTTGCGCCCGGTTTCAGGGTTGGTGACGGTTTTGGTGTATTTCTTGCCGTCCTCGGCGTCGCGGCGGGTGGGGGGTTGGAGTTGCGTAGGGGCGTAGTACTGGATGTAGTTGTCGCGGCGCCCGAAGCCTTGAGGTTTACGACGGCGAGGTTGCCCTGTGCGGGGATCGGTCATCCACGTACGGAGCTCTTCTGTGCTCATCTGCCCAAGTTCCTCGAGGGAGCGAGTTCGTTCTTGACGTGGGAGACCTGATCCGACCCCGCCTGGGAGCCTGCGTTGATCAGGGCGCCTGTAACCGGGTTCGTAGCGACGCCGCGCGGCTTCGGTGCGCAGGCGAAGCTCACGGAATGTGGTCTTGGCTGCCATGCCGGTAGCTTCACCGGCTTTGGCCATGGTGTTGCCGATCTGCCCCACACGTCGCACTTCTTCGCGCGCGGTTTGTGCAATGGCGCCCTCGGCTTCGCGCATGGCGGTCTGCGTGTTCTCACGCATACGTTGCGTCTTTGATTTACGTGGAGGCGCTGGCGCCAGCAATGCTTTGGGGGTTACACCCGGAAGGCTGGGGCGCGGCTTAGTGGGAGACTCTGTTGATGCAGATGTAGCTTTTCCCCCGCCTCGAGTCAGGGCGTAAGCGGTGATACCTCCCGCGACAAGGCCAGTGGCAAGGAGTCCGGCGTTGAACGATCCTCCACCACCTTTGTGGCATTTGGCGTTCTCGGGGATTCCGCTGTTCCCGCACTTCTTGTCGGCGCGGATCTTGAGAGAAGAAGGCGTAATGGACATGCTGTCCCCCAAGGTGCGAGCGACCAAGTTATTGATGTTCTTTTGCTTTACTGCACGTTTTCTGTAACCTTTTGGGGCCATAGCCGAAATCATTGTTTTCGCCAAGAAGTTGGTCATGCCGGATACGTTCTTGGATTGAGTCGATACTGGTAGATCGTTCACAATGCTGCGGGCTAGTGTTTCACAGTTGTCCTCAAAGCCCGTCCAGTCGAATGACTTGCCATTGAGACGCTTAATGATCTTCTCGAGTTCTTGAGATGTCGGACGACGCCTTTTTTCGTCTACGCGGGATGCGAGAGCGAAAGAGGTGCCGGTCCCCGTAGCTTCCTTAATGGTGCGCAGTTGCATCTTGGACGTCTGCTTACCTTTAATCGTCTGCGCAGAGGTGTCAAACACCCTATGCTCACCGTCTACTTTGCCTACGTAGACGGCGTAGTGTGCCCTATTTGCACCGGCGAATTCATCGGTCTGATAAATCAGATCTCCAGGTTTGAATGTGTCATAAAGACCTGGAGGCGGGACCTTGGGAGGTACTTTTTCTTTTGGTACACCGCTTCCGTAAATATCTTTAGCTATAACTCCAAGAACGACCCCGGTAGCAACAACACCTCCGGCCGATAGAAGAAGTGCGGTGCTGGGGCCTCCACCCCCGCTCTTCTCTTCGTTGCCCGGAGTTTGTGGTGTTGTCTGTTTGGTGCACTTCTTATTATCCGCAATGCCGGACTTGCCGCATTTCTTATCAATGCGCAGAGACGATGGTGTCAGACTTGTCATGGTTAAACCTCGAAGCCATCAGCCCATATGGAATCGTTGTTATTGCGCTCTCGGGCACGTTTACGCGCTGGTGATTCGGGTACAACAGACTTCAATGCGCTGAGTTCACGGCGGGCGGCTTCTCGCCACATCCGCCGCGATTCCTTGGCTCGGTTCACCATTTCGACTGCTTGCTTCTCGGCCGAGCTCCGGCCGTAACGGGTGGCCCATGGGTTGACCCCACGATTGCCATTGACAAAATCGCGTGCTCTTGTCGCAGCTTTTACCAGAATTTCATTGCCCATTTTCTTCTTAAACTTGATCCCCTGCAAAGCAGTCTGGTTTTTCCTTTCTTTTTCGGTCTTTATGGAATGATACAGAGAATAGGCTGAGTAAGCGGTGCCAAGTGCAGCTACGCTTGTGCCTATTGTTCTGCCTATGTCAACACCTCTACTTTTGGTTTTGTCATAGTTTTGGTACGCTTCTTGAGCTCGTGCTATTAGATCACTTTGATTCTGCCCGGAGTTAATCCGACATTTTTTGTTGTCAGGAATTCCGCTTGCTCCACATTTTTTGTCAAGTCTGACTGACTTAGGAGTTAGTGCCATGATCAAATACCGAGCAGTGCGGGATCAAATGCAAATCCGTCTGCATACATCGAGTTAAGCACTACGACTTTCCCTTGCCTGCGCACCCGTCGTTGTGTCTTTTTCGCAGGCGCAGGATCGACTCCTGGCATTAGAAGCTTTCTGTTACGTGCAGCTCTGCGATCACGTGCTGCAGAGTTGGGTCTAGATTCTTTATACTTATTAACGAGGCGCTGTGCGGCTTCTTTGCCTGCAGGTCCTTTTTGACGAAGTTTATTGACTCGATTGAGTTGCTCCTTCTTGGCGTTGCCTTCTTCTATAGCTCGGCCAGCTTCGCGTGCGGCGAGAACGCCTCCCCCAATTACTGCAGCACCTAGCAGTGCTTTACCTACACTAATACCTTTACCAGCCTTACGGTTGTACGCATTAGCAGCCTGTTTTGCCTTTCCAGCGAGATCACTGCTTCCACCACTGCCAATGCGGCACTTCTTGTTGTCGGGAATACCACTGGCTCCGCACTTCTTGTCGATGCGCTCCTCCGCGTCCAGCCGTGCTCGGATGTAGGAGCGGGAGCGGCCTTGGATACCGAGCTCACATGCGTCGAGGTACTCCTGAGGCGTGAGGGCATCGTTCCGATCCATCTTCTTGCCGCAGTTGCCGTCGCACTTGCCTTTGCCCTTGCGGCCTCCGCATCCGCAGCCTTCGCCGTCCATCGGCTTTTTGCCGTACATGCCACCGTCCATGGGGGCTTTGGTGCGTTTGGCGTTCTTTGCGCTGCGCTTGCGGTTGGTCTTGCCCATTGGCATGTCGTCCTCACCTTCGCGGACGCCCTCGGATTCGCGCTGCTCCTCCATCTCGGGCTCCATTTCCATGGGCGGGCGCTTCTTCATCGCAGGCATGACTTAAGGGCGCGTCCGCCCGGTTACGGATATGGACAGTCTATGGATGGATCAGAAGTCGGTTACGGCGTTGCAACCGGTGTGGGCGCCAGTTGCTCAAAGACTGCTGCGCGATTCAAGTTGGCAGGCTCTTTGGAGAGCTGTTTATACGCTTTGCGTATTTCGTCAGCGTGTCGTTGACGTTGGCCGGCGTACTCGGGGTCCATCGCTGCGATCTCGGGATCCCAGGGAGCGAGGTAGCACCGGCACCGGGGGTGGCATGGTGCCTTGATCTCGGAGCGCTTGTAGATCTGCCCGGCGCGAGGGGCGCAGATGGAGCACGCGCGATCATCAGCGGTGGCGTACCACATACAAAGTTCCACGCCTTGCGCGGCGTAGTACGTATTGGACGCCTCGTTGTAGGCACGTAGCGACTCTGTGCGGACGATCATCTCGGCGCGCGACTTCACCACACTGAGCCGGGAGCGCATGTCGCGGACCATGCTGTCGGTGGGGCGACCTTCGGCGATGCCTTGGGCTACGACCTCGGCTGAGGTGGTGGCAAAGCGTTCACCATGCTTGCGCAAATAGCCCTTGGCTTGTGCCGCTGCGGCCACGGTCGCCTCGAGGGGAATGGAGACATCCACCCGAGGACGCTCGGGCGCCATGCGTTGGGTGAGATTGTCCGCAACCTCGATGCCCCGTGTGCTTGCTTGTCCTATTAAGCCTTGAAGCACCTTGTCGTAGGCATCGACGCGATCTGGGCGGAAAGAAGGGACGAGCTGTCTGAATTCTTGAAGCAGAGCGAGGTTGCGCTGGACTGGGTCGATAAGACCAATCCGCATATGGACCCGAGCTCGGCGCACTAGGCGGTTGAAGCTCTGGTCGAGGACCCGGTCGAGCACACTTATTGTTTCCGACTCCGTGGTAGATAATATCTTGTTATACCTCTCTACGATAGGAATAGTCATTTGTTCTGATTGTACTTACCTGCGTAGTAGTTATTTATGACTAGCTGTATCTGACGAGCTTTTTTTGCGTCTTTTGCAGCCTGCGTCAGACGTGATTCACTTACCTTTCCGCCTATTACGGCTGATAATGCTTTTTCTGCACTTTTGTATCCTTCGGGGTTTAGACGCTTTAGATTCAGACTACCGGTCGCAGTCTTGGTAATACCTATAAGTGGGTTAGAGCTACGACTGTTCATTGCTCTATACCACTCTCCGGCTACAGCCCCGGGCGAATTGGACGAGAGGCCGAAATCGATTAAGACAGCCTTCCCTTTGTCATTCATAAAGATATTAGCGGGTTTCAGATCGTTATGGGCAATTCCCGCTCTATGTAGCTTACCCAAAGACTCATTTAGGGCTACCAGGGATTTATCGTCTAGTTTCCGCAGAGGTTGCCCTTTTACGTGTTCTGTAACTAGGGTGTTGCGATTTGCTGCAACGACTTTAGGGGCGACTCCAATATCACCTGCGATTGTGTTATTCACAACTTCACTTCTGGTTATGCGCCCTTGTGATCGATACAAGTTGCGCCGCGCTTTACTGTCCAAGCCGGCCCCTGCTGCAACGCGCGCACTCTTGGGGGACTGCTTAGGAGTTTTTACAACGTACATTGCGTTATTTACTTCACTGAGGGCAGTGTCGCCAAAATGACCTGATGAGAGAGTACGAATAACACTTTTTCTGTAAATATCTGGATTCCCTATCTTTCCCGTGAACGTTGAGAGAGTAGGTTCTCCGAACTGCCTAGACCGCTCTTTAACTACATCATCGATACTGCTTGCTACGGTTGCGGTCACGGCTACTCCGCCCACTAAAGCGGTGCTTGCGACCAGAGTCTTGGTAAATACTTCGGTGTCGTCTTTAGAGTTGGGTCCTTTATTTGCTTTTGTGCACTTTTTATTGTCTGAGATGTAGGAGGCTCCGCACTTCTTGTCTTGCCTCAATCGCATCTCGAGGTATGCTTTCACCCGGACAGGCATATCGTCGCTATCATCTCTATTGAGCTCTTGCTTTGCTATAGCAATAATCTGCTCCATCGAGAGGTTCTCGTTTCCTTTTCTTTTCCTTACACTACGAATTAGATCTCCAAGGCGTTGCTGCTTATTCTGGCTACGCGGTCTAGCAGGGGCTGTGGATACGTTCCCCCACGCCAGCCTGGCGAATTGCCCAGTAGCGCGTAAGTGCTTGTAAGCGCCCTCGGTCCCACCAGAGCCATCCCAGCCAAGATCTTGGGCGGCGTACCTAATGGTTGAGTCGGAAGCTGTCCATGTGTTATTGCCGTTAATATCTCTAGCAAATTTCTTTTTGCTAGTTAGTGAATACTCATGGTATACCTTAAGTATGACCAGTTCGGCATGATTAGCCCCAGCAATAGGTGAATTCATGCCTACTTTTGTTTTAATACGCTCTGCTACACCGATAAGAGTATCTTTCACTGGAGAAGTCCTTGAGGCGGCCGCTCCGACTTGTCGACGTGCGTCAGTGTCGTCTTTGACGCGCTCGGCTGCGGTTTTGAAGTAATTATCAAATCCGTTGAATGTTTTTACGTACATTTCATCTGCTAACGCCTTCGTACTCTGAGCCTCGCCTCCTTTAATGAGAGAGCGAACCATGCTCCTGTAGTCGGCTACTGCCTCTTCGCTTTTACCTTTTTGAGCTTTACCTAGAGTTGTTCTAGCATTGTCCACTGCGATGTCTACGTACTTTTCTACGTCTTCGGGTTTTTTATAGCTTAGTCCTCTAACGGCCATGTCAGCACGCAGCTGTTCTCTTCCCTTTTGTAGTTGCTGTGCTACGCCATCTATGAGCCAGTTCTTTTGTTGTTCTCCGTACGCTCCACCTTTTAGAGTCGCAGGGTCGAGACCAAACTGCTTAGACATAAACCTTATTGTGGCTGGTTCTGCGTAGGCGCTTACTCGATCCGAGCCATCCGCACCCTTTCCTTTTATTGTGGCCCCCAATACACCACTTAAAAGATCAGACCTAAAAGTATCGTATGGTTTAATTCCTTTTTCCGGATGAACAGCGGTTAGACCTTCGTTGACTGCTTTGCTGGCTCCACTTACCGATCTAGAGAGTTTGCTAAAATATGTGTTGTCCGCACTAGGTACAGAAGGGGCTGCATTATTTGCTCCGAAAGTAGCGGCATTTGCGAGCATATTTGCTCTTTGATTGCCAATCTTCCTTTCCAGTCTTCTTTTTTCCCCGTAGATGGGGATCCTGTCGAGAACGAATCCTACAGTTGTGCCTGCGGCGTTCTCGATGTCCTTGCCTGGTCCTTGTGCATAGGCCGGGAATAGAAGTTTGGCTGCTTCGTGTCCTTGCCGTAGTGCCCAAGCAGCGAATAAGCCAGTAGCAACAGGGAGAATAACTGTTTCTACTGTTTTTCTTAGCTCTTGTTTTTGCTTGATGTTTTTACCTGGAACTGCTTTTACAATGCCCCTGGCAATAGCAGCTCGACCTGCTTGAATTTCTTCAACTCTTCCCTTTCTGAGTCCTTTTGCCAAGCGCTTTCGGCCTCGGGCAATCGAAGCCGCCCCTGCTAAAGGGTCCCCAGCGATGACTCGTGAATGGGAGTCTGTCCCTTCTCCCTTTACGCGGCACTTCCAGTTGGGAGGAATGCAACGGTCCCCGCACGCTCTATTAGGGGGATTGCATTTGACTTTGCCTTTGAGATCAAGGCGCTCTTTCGCCGCAAGATAAGCAGCAGCTCGTGCGGCTTCCGGGGTCGTAGGGCGTTGCTCGCTCATCAGTACTGCTCCCAACCGGCGCGAAGGGCTTCGGCCTCGCCCTCGGATACGGGGGATAGCCCTGCCACATTCTGCCGAGGATAGAAAGAAGCGATTGCTTGCTTCGCTGCTTTGATCGTGCGGAAGCCTATGGCATACGGACCTTCAACAAGTTCGCCCTGTACGTCGAATCTGGTCTTGTACAACTTACGTCCGTACGCTCTTTGTGGACCTACTACGAATACTGAGGCACGTTTAGAGTCTACTCTTTGTCCATCGGGTGCTATTAAAACTCCTTTGCTCACATCGCCCAGGCGCGCTACGACTGCTATACGGTAGCCGTGGGCATTTATATAGTCGATAGAGTCTGTTTTAGCTTCCTCTTCAGTCTCTTCTTCTGGTTGTTGTTCTTCCTCCTCTTGTGGGTTCTGAACTGCTTCATTCTGTGCTTGCATACCTATCATTTGTGTCTCGAACTGCATGTTGGTTTGTTCAGTCAGCATGCTTGAGACATTAGGATCTAATGTTGTTTCTATGCTATATTCGGTTCCTCCAAACCTTGCCTCACGTACCTCTAATGCATTTAGTACGCCCAGATTGATGTACTGAGCATCAACTTGTGCTACCTGCAGTCGCAACGCTGCTTTTTCGCTGTCTGTCTCCGTGAAGACGCTCGGGAATTCGACGCTCCACTTTTCAGGGGGCCGTCCTCGGGCTGGGCCTTCGCGCGAGACGAGGATGTACCGGAACACCTCGGTCACCGCCGTGCGGCAATAGACCTCTTGCCATTGCTCGACAATCGAGGCCCAGACGCGCTCCTCGAAGCGGCCTTCCTTGCCCAGGCCACCGGGGGAGTCGCCCATCAGGATCGAGGCGGGCCAACCCGTCGCTGCTTGGAGATCCTTGATGAAGGGCTCGGTCGCGGAGGCGATGTTGCTCAGGGCGCGGTTGAGGAACTGCAGCTCCTCCTCCACGTCCACGACCATGCCGCCATAGACGCTGCGTGAAAGGTTGTTGGCCTCCAGTCGCTTGCGCAGGTCGCTCTCGTTGCCGGTGGCGATGCGGTTGAACAGGCCTGGGATCTTGTGGACAAACAGGTCGGAGTCAGTCGTCATCGACTCCAGGCCCGACATGGCGCTCTCGTAGCGCTTGTATGCCTCCCAGACGAGTTGGAGTACCGGAAGGCCCCAGCCGGTGTTGCGCACGCGCACGTTCCAAGGCAGGTAGAGCCCGTCGAAGCGCGCCACCCTCGAGGAATGGATCCGCACGTTGACGTACTGCCCCTGTTGCTCAGGGGTCAGACGCTGCGCTGTCGTGATCCGGTAGTGCGAGGGCTTGGTGTAGTCGGTGATCGTGAAGTCCTCGGGGATTAGCTCGTGCCGCGACAGGGGCACATAGCCCTGGATCGAGCGGATGCGATTGATGTCGACGGGCTCTTCGGGCGGGAGGCCGTCATCGATGAGGAGCACCAGGCCGGCGCCGCCGTAGAGGCGCTGCAGCTTCACGACCTCGGAGAAGGCGTGGTGGAATTGCGTGGCCTTCAGGAATTCCTCGAACGATGCGATCAGGTCGTTGGCGTTTTCCTCGTCGTCGCCGCCCAGCGTGATCGTGGTCTGGTGGCGCAGGATCTCGTCGGAGATGGAGTCGACGTAGCGTCTGGGTATTCCATGTGCGTATAGAGCTTCGAGTTCGCCTTCAGTTAGTATTGGTTTTGCACCTACTATGGTTGCTACAGTCTTGTCCTTGGTGGATACACCCATTCCGGACAATATATTTACTAAGGCCCCATCATTCCGGAACGCTTCGGTAGAAGTAGAGGCCACGGCTTAGCACCCAACTGATATGCAAAGTTTATCGCTGGCTGCCTGAGGTCTAAGCCAAGTTGAACTGAAGGCGTTTTTCCATTAGGCGAATCTATTGGTTATACAATTAAAGTTAAGGCAAACTTGTTGTTCCCCGCTTAGGGCGCCCTCGATAGCCTTGGGGCAACGGCGCCAATGCTCATGGTGGACCATCAGATCGATGGCTCTGAGCTAGTAACCAAGCGCGATGCAAAGACTCGACTTAGGCGCGTTGTTTTAGATAAATGGAATGGATGCTGTGCTTATTGCGATGAAGACTTAGGGAGAGGAGCGACCCTTGATCATGTCATCCCAAAAGCTCATGGTGGTGTGACAGTTAGGGAGAACCTTGTTGGGTGCTGCCTACTTTGCAATTCGCAGAAAGGCCATAGCGTTTGGTTCGACTGGTATCGCCAGCAGGAGTTCTGGGACCCATTGCGTGAGGCGGAAATCTGGAAATGGATCCATAATGTCGATACAAGTTGCGCTTAGCTTTTGACTTGTACAATTAAAGTCTGCGTCAAACTATTAAATGTGGGCGAAGAACCCTGCAGTGTTTGGTGTCTCTGGGATGGCGTGGCAGGCGAAGGCCAGGGCCATCACCGCGTCATCGTGCGCTCCTGAGGCGGCTTCGCGGTTACCACTTTCCTTTTGCTGGAAAGCTCGTAGCTCATTCGGTATCACGCCCTCGGGGAAGATCAGCTCATCGTGCTCCATCAAGAACAAGATGCGATCGGTAGCAACGATCTTGCTCGGGCGACTGGTGCTGAAAGTTTCGATAGCATAGTTTGGCAGGACGGTTGAGAGCGCTTCTGCAATCACAGCGCCCATCGCCTGCTTTTCCACGATTACCCGCTCCGGTAGGTAATCGTCTATCAAGGCTTTCACATGACGCAAGCTGTAATCGGTGCTCTTGCCGTTCTCGTGGTACATCCCTACAACCTCGTAGGGACGCTCGGTGATGTCCAACACGATCGCTGTGAAGTAGTCGTTGCCCCCGGCGTTTGGGTCGACGCCGATCACGTAGGTGCGGCCAATCGAACCGCACTCGCGCCAGTGGCCTCGCGTGGCGCGGCGAATCAGTTCCGATGGGTAGATCTGGGTGTCCGTCGCTCCGAACGCCAGCTCGTACTCGGAGTCCCATGCGGCCTGGGTCATCCGACGCGACTCGCGGGTCTTCCGCGCCCACTCGGGGTCGAAGCCGTAGATCGGATGTTGTGAGTAGTGGATCGCCACGCGGTTCCACGAGTCCTTCACCCGGGCGAGCAGGGTGTTGAGCCCGTTGATGTCGCGGCGCTTGACGTACTCGTACCAGTCAGGTGGTGTGCCTTGATGCCAGAGCTGGCCAAACCAGTCGAGTTCGGTGTCGGGGGTCGAGGTGACGATCACCTTGGCGGCTTCGCCCACCATCGAGAGGGTTGGCATGGCGCCCCGGTAGATCTCGGCGGCACCGTCGAGGAAGGCGCCTTCGTCCATGAACAGCACGGAGCAGGACGGGATGCCCCGCGCTGCGCGCGGTGAGGCGGGGAGGAAGTACAACGTGCCCCGGCCTTCGATGGCGATCTGCGTATTGGAGTCCGTGAGGTAGCGGATGGCCTCGCCCTCGATGCTGTTGGCCATGGCGCGCACGCGGCGCCCCAGCTCGGAGGCGTCCTGTTGGGTCTTGGAGAAGACCACCGCTGCGAAGCCGCGCTCGGTGAGGGCTCGGCATAGCAAGTAGGAGCAGACCGTCTCGGAGGCGCCCATCTGGCGCGACTTGTTGATGATCGTGTTGGGGTGCGTGTTGATCGAGCGCACTAGCTCCTCTTGGTAGGCGTAGGGCACGAAGGGGGCGACCGTGCCGGCTGTGCGGATCCAGGTGCGCCGCGCGAACGCTGGCCAGTCGTCGACGCCGGGGAGCTTCGTCGGGGCGATGGCGGGGTCGAAGTTCGCCGAGCGCGCCTTGCGGCGGGCGAGTTCTTGGCGGAGTTTGTCGGCCCGGCGTTGGAGCTGGGCGATGGAGGCCGTCACGCGTCCTCTGGGTCGGCGCTCTTGAGCAGGTCGAGGTCATCGGCGAGGTCGTCCTCGCTCTCGGGGACTTCGACGCCTGGCACCTGGAGCAAGCCGTAGATCTGCGCTTCGAGGTCGGACACCGTGCGCTCGAGCATCTTGCGCTCTTGGTAGGCGGCGGCGCCATTCAGTAAGGCGCGTGAGGCCGCGATGCGATCTGCAGCGCGCGCCGAGGGGTCGTTCATGATTTCCGTCAACGTCGTGATCGCCTCGGGCATGAGCGCCAGGCCCTTTGATTCCGAGGTGTCGATCAGCTCTTGCTGTAAGGCGTAGACCGCACGTTGCACTGCTGGGCGCTTGCGCCAGTTGTAAAGCGCACGCTCGGAGATGCCTAACGCACGGGCTACTTCCCGACACGTCTTGCCCCGGGCGAGCAACTCTGCAGCCATTCGCTCGTTCTCGCGGAGACCATCGATAAACGAGGCGTTTCGTGCTGGCATCTTCCGAGTTCTGCTGAACTATTCCGAATCTGGTCGAAGTCTAGCCAGCTTCTGCCTCGCTCAACGTGCAAACCACAGACGCGACGATTGCTTCCAAATGCGGGCGGGGGACGCCGGAGACCACGCGAGCGGCTTTCTCGACGGCACGGGCGTAGATCTGAGGGGTTGCGGGGCGAGGAGCGGCGATGCCGAGGGCACGCTCTCGGATGAGTTGGCCTCGCGTGATGAGAAGGCGGGTGGCTTCGCGGTCGAGGGCTTCGCGTTCTTCGGAGGTGAGGTAAACCTTGGTTTCGAGGCGCTTTGACGACATCGTTATGACGTTGTGTGAGGAGTGGGGCTTGAGTAAAGAAGGTGACTACTTGCCCCAGCGGGCGAGAACGGCGCGAAGACCCCTGAGCGTTACCTCGTCGGTATCGCCTCCTTCAGCCAGTGATGCTTCGTAGAACGCAAACAGCAACTCCTCATCCGTCGGCGCTTCCGGCTCGGGCTGGGCCAGGGCGGCATCTGCCTTCATGTAGGCGCAGTTCAGATCGTGGCTGATGATGTGCTCCTTGCAGTTTGATTCGACAGCAGTGACTAATTCACGGCAGAGTGCTTTCCAGTCAGTCATGGTGTGATTAGGGCAAATGGCATCGTCCAGATTCTTGTAGTCTTTGCGGGTCTTTAGAGTTCCTCACTTGTGTGGTTGGGAAGTTGTTCAAGGGCGCGGCGGATGGTGTCGAAGCGTTGAGACCACTCCGCTTCCGTTGAACCAAGGTCAGCTTCGGCAAGGGCCTGTAGCGCCTGCTCCTTCAAGCTCGGCGGCTTGGGGCGGCGGGCGGCGCGGAGATCTTCCACAGCCTCGTGTTCGTATTTGAACCACCCTTCGCTGACCAGCCACTCACAGCACGCCTCAAGCTCAGCGTCTGCTCCTGCTCTGTAAATATCTTCAAACATTGCATAGAGTGATCTCCCTGCTTCAAACTGTTCTGACCACTTCTGAATCAGCTCAGGCGGTGGGGTGATGGGATGTTGTTGTGTCATGGGTGATTAGTGGTAATGACTACTCGTCTTCGTCTGGTTCAATCCAACTGGGCCAAACCAAGTCGAACATTTCTGGGCACTCTTCAACGTCGTCCTGATTGCTTAGGTCGAGGCTGGCGTCGCAGTAATCCTTCCAGGCTTCGAGGTCGGTCATGCGACGTGGCTCCAGGCGCGACCGGTGGTGATGTTGATCACTGTGCTCCGGTGGATGCCGTACTCGATGGCGAGTTGACTTAAGGAAACACCGCGTTCGTGTGCAGCGCGAAGGGCGCGCACGTTCTCTTCAGTCAGGACTGCGTTTGGATGCTCAGAGCCCTTCGGGTTGCGCTTTGGGCCACCGAGATGGATCGTTTCGCAGGTGCGTAGCCCTTCTTCGCACTCGGGGCAGCGATACCAGCGTTGTGTGAGGTTGTCGAAGCTCTGGCTATGCACAACGCGCATCCGCGTGGCGCACTTGGGGCAGTTCATTGCCATTGATCCGGTGCGTCGGGGGAAAGAGTGGGGTTGATGGGGCTGGTCGCCCAGCGGAGCGTTGCTCCGACAACGAGGCCCAGGGCGAGAGCGAGGACGGCGTAGCGTTTCATGCGCTAAAGCGGCGTAACAACTGCGTTGTGCGCTCCTCGATCAGGTGCGCGGAGGAGACGATTGAGCACACGTCGTGCTCGGGGAGACAGATCCAGTAACAGTCGTTCCCTTGATCGTCGAGGCGGTAGGTCACACTCACGTCGGCGGTCATTGGTCCTCATCCGTGCAGCGGTGGCCGATGTAGAGCTCCCAGAGCCCGGTGTAGAGGCCGTGCAATGGGTGCTCAGGGTTGTGGCGGCCGTCTTGCTCGTAGAGGGTTTCGATGTAGTCCTGCCGTGCTTGCTGCACCAAGGGGTTGCACCCCGGCATGAACGAGTGGGTTGCGGTCTCAGACATGAACGGGGTGCGGTTGGGGTTTAGAAGTCGTCCTCGGTGGCGAGGAGGTCCGCCTCGAGGGTGCGTGACGCGGCCTTGAGCGATTTGGTTTGGCGACCGGCGCGCTCTACGGCAGAAGCGGTCTCACCAACGGCACCAAGGAGAGGGCCAGCCACGGGGGCGAGTTCCTGGCAATAGGTGGCGAGTGACGACCAGAAAGATTCAGACATGACGTGAAATGCGTGGATGAAGGGGTTCAGAACATCGGGACGCGGAGCGCCACGATGCGTAGGTGGTGGTCCCAACCGAGCTTGAGAAGGGCTCGGGCGCGGTAGGCGGCGGTGTCGAGGTCCGCAAAGCGCACCGCTGCGAAGGGGTCGGGAACCTCTTCGACGGGGACGCCACCGATGCCGGTGCAGGCTGCAAGGAAGCCGCGCTCGGTACGGATGACGTACCTAGTGGTGTAGTGACGGCATGACAAAGGATCCTGCAGGAACGAAGCGGGATTCAATGCCGCGTTGTTTGAGGTTTGCATTGGCTCGGAGAATCTCGTTTGCTGTAGCAAATGTGGTGTACAGAGCTATTCCTGTTGTCACTTGCATAAGTTCATACGCAGCGAAACCTGCCATGGAGGTGTCCATGTCGGAGGGGCGGTAGGGGGCTTATGCGCGTGGTGCGGCTCAGGGGCGGCACCCGTGCTCGGTCATTCTGACGCGGTTGCGCCGGTCGGCGAGCCTCAGACATAGACTGATTTGGCGTGGTGATGTTTACTCACTGGTCACTGCGTGGATGAACGCCCCGGCCTGAGAAACCGGGGCTTTTTATCGGGCGCTCAAATGCGGCGCACTCGGTAGGTGACGAGTTCTGCGCCGGCAGCGTCCATCTCTTGGGTGGTGAGCTGGCCTCGGTTGAAGCGGTCGCGGTCCTCGCGGTCGAGGTGGGGCATGCTCACCTCGGAGACGCAATCGGCGAAAGCGGCCATCCAGTAGGGCACGATGCCGTAGACGTGTTTGTGGGCAACATCGCCAGGGTTGGCGTAGTCGTATACGGATCCTTTGATGCCTTTGGCGTTAAGCCAGGCAACAAGTGAAGGATTCTTGGAAACAATGGCGATCTCAGGCATTTACGGTGCTGTGAATAGTGGGAGAACTGAAGGGGGCAAGATGCCCCCGTAACCGGTCCCGGACGGGATAAGTCTGACGAAGCTTCAGACGAGTGCGAGGCATGCCTCACGGGCGCGCTCGATGCGCTTGGCGCTGGTGCCACCCCAGAGGGACTCGAGACGGGCGCGGGCGCGCTCGGTTTCGTCCTTCGCCCGACCGGAGTCGTGCGTCTCGAACTGGGTGATGGCGTTGTACAGGCCGTAGAGGGTGCCGGCGCATCCGGGGAGGTCGCGGATACCCAGGCCGGTGTCACCAGCGAAGTGGCCACGGATCACGTCAACCTCTTTGAGGTCTCCGATGGTGCGCTGGCGAGGCTTGCCGCTGTCTTTGTCCTTGATCGGGGTGGCCAGCTTGTCGGCGTAGGTGGTCTCGAGGACACGCCGGGCCAACTCGGTGGTGAGCTGCACCCCGGTGAGGGCGCGAAGCTCGTCGATGGACTTGCGGAAGCTCCGGCGCTCCAGGTCGATCAGGTGGGGGAGTTGCTGGGCGAACTCGGTGACGGAGGCGGTGTGCTTGCGGCGTAGGCCAGTGCCGTTGGTGATGGCGGTGCCCACCGCTTTGCCCGTGAGGTAGGCGAGCTGGTTGGCGCACGCCAGGCGCACGTCGGAGAAGAACACCCCGAAACCGCTGCTCCCGTCATGGGAGTTGAACAGGTGGAGGTAGCGGCGCACCTTGTCGCCGGGGAGTACCTCGTCCTCGGTGGAGATCGAGGCGGTGGCGAACACCTTGCGGCCGTCGCGGATCGAGAGCACGTTCTCGATGGTGATGTCCTCGCGGAGGTAGTCCAGGAGGTTGATCAGCGCGGTGTTCTGGACCGGGGTGTACCCCGAGCCGTGGAGGCCGAGGAGCTTGTCGTTGTCACTGCGGACGATGGCGCAATGCTCGGGCGCTTGCACCGGGCCGTCGGCACCCATGAAGAAGGCGGGGCGCTTGTCGGCGGTCCAATCGAGGCCGGCGATGCGGAAGGCATCCGATGCCGAGACGTTCTCGGGGATGGCGGTGCCCACCCGGTCGATCAGGGGGTTCACGGCGTAGCCGCGAGCGCGGTACTTGCCGTAGACCATGGGGCCGATGCCGTCGGCGGCGTAGGCGGTGGAGACGCGGTTGGTGGTGAAAGTCATTTGGCTGAGGTGAAAGACGTGGATGAACTGCGCGTTGGGCCGAGACGCGCCCCTCGGGAGGACAGGCTGTGCGGCCCTGGGCGAAGAGTAGAGGGAACGGGGCAAAAGGTCAACCTATTCCGGTGAGGATGAGTCGAGGCGGTCCAGTGCGCCCTCGAGGAGGTAGGCCATGAGGTTGGAGGCTGAGCGGCCTTGTTTGTCGGCCAGAGCGCAGACGCGCTCGTGGACGGTGTAGGGGATCGTGATCGTGACGCGCTGGCTGGAGCGCTTGGAGTAGGGGTGAATCATGCGACTGCGGCGAGTGGTTGTTTGCCACGGATACCTTCGCGGCGGCGTTGGATGGGCATGAGTTGCGCCCAGGCGGTGAAAGCGTCGGAGTCGTCCCAACGCTGAGCAGTGAGGTCGACCAGGATCGGAGCGCCCTCGAGGGGGTGGTCGGTGAAGAACTCGAGTGAGGGGGTGTCGCCGTAGAGGTCGCCGTGGATGCTCTTGACGAGCACGGCGCGGGCGAGGAGTTCAGAGGCGCGTGAGAGCATGCCGAGGTAGCGGCCGTTCACGCGGGCGGAGGTTCCGGCGGCGTAGTTGCCGGGCACGAACTCGCGCAGGAGCTTGTGCAGGCGCGGGATCACGAGCAGGGTCGAGGTGTGCGGATCGCCGGGGATGCGATCGTCGGGCAGCATCTCGAGGCGGGTGTCACCTTCGAGGATGCGCCAGGTTTGGAGGTGGCTCTCGGGGATCCAGAGGTCGCCGGTGGCGATCTCGCGCTGGGTGGGTTTGCGCTTGGGGACGCTGTCCGCCCAGATCAAGGTGACGACACCCTCGGGGAGCTGGGTGTCCTCGATCGGGACACGGTGCGTTTGCGTCTCGAAGGTGCCCGCACGGGTCGCGGAGACGGTCTGCTCGCAGTGGTGGTCGCAAGCGATGGCGACGTGGCCGTCGCAGGTGGCGAGGTAGCGGTGGCCACCGCCGGGGCGACGCACGACCTGCACCAGGCGTAGGGGGTAGCTCTCTTTCTGGGAGGCGGAGGCGATGTGGGCCGCCGCCTGGAGCGAGGGGAGGTGGAGCTTCATGGGGTGGGGGTGGCAGCGTCGAGCGCGTCGTAGTGGTAGAAGGCGGAGGCCCAGGAGGCGTACTCGGGGTCTTCCGGGAAGGGGTAGCCCTCGAGTTCCCAATCGGTTTCGTGCATCCCGCAGGGGGAGTACCAACCGCCCTCGTCGCCCTCCCATCCGGCGCGGGAGCGGAGGGTGTCGATGCGGTCTTGCTCGCGCATGGCGGCCTCGGCTGCGCCGAGGTGGTCGTACCAGTTGGGGTGGCGCTCGAGTTGAAGCAGGTTGAAAGTGGGGTCAGTCATTCGCCTAGGTGAATCAGGTGGGCTTCGAGGTACTTCTGCACCGCATTCAGGTGCTCGCGCATCTGGACACGCTGTTCCGCTGCTTGTGGCCAGGCACCAGGGCCTTGCACGTAGTAGTCACGAGCGTTGTGTTCGATTTCGCCGAAGGAAAGGATGGCCTCCTGGAGCTTGCGGTAGGCGTTGCCGTAGCCCTCGGCGAGCATCGTGCGCGAGGTGCCGTTGAGATGAACGGTGGGAAGGGTGAGGTCAGTCATTTGATGTGGATAAAGATTGGCAATTAAACTCGTCTACGGTTCCGTGGTAATCACATTGATCACAACGGATAAATGACCAGACTCCCCATTCGTCGGTGGATGATGTGTCAGACCAGCCATCGTCGTGCATAAGTACCTGAGTCTCAACTGTGATCCAGAAAGGACCTACTGAATTGCATTGAGGGCACTGAATGCCTCGTAAACAGTTCGTGTTCATTTGATCAATAGCTGATTTGCACAGAAGCGATGCCGTCGAGCGGGACGCCCAGGCGATAGGCGGCACCGGCACTTAGGTCGATGGAGTTGCAGTCGCACCGGTCGGTGATGGGCACCGTCAGGGAGCGCCCTCGGTGAGAGACGCGCACTCGGGTGCCGCATGGGAGCCAGGGATGGGCGGCCGATACGCCCCAGTGCTGGTAGGTCTGGCCGCAATAGGCGACGCGGCCGTGATACCAACCGTCGTAGACGGTGGCGGTGACGGTGCGAGCTTGCGCTGGGGTGCAAAGCGCGGCGGCCGCTAGGGCGAGGATGAAACGGCGCATTAGTCCTCCAGTGGGGGGAGTGCGGCGAGGAAGCCCTGCACCCAGGTGCCGACTTCCTCGGGGGCGAGGGATGAAGGAACACCACGGCGACCGTCGACTTGAACGGCGAGACGGGTTTCGCTGCCGTGCTCTCGGATGACTTGAAGGGTGATGGTGCGCATGGTCTCAGATGTTTTGGAGGTAGAAGTAATTGGAATCGGGGCCGTAGTCGTCGAGGAGGTGGGGAAAGGCGGCCTCGATGCGGCGCTTGTTGCCTTGGTCGGCTTTGAACCACGCCTGGGCGAGGGCAGCGCAGAAGCCACCGCCGTGGCGCTCCATCGCGGTGAAGGTGCGGAATTGAGTCCGCGCATCAAGCGCGGCGAAAGTTGCAGGGCTCATTTGGCTTCTGTGGTTGAAAGGGAGACGTAGTAGCTGGGTTCGTTTGATGCGATTCCTCGCGATTGCTCCCACTCCTGGGTGATTTGGAGGCGCTCCATCTCGCGCTGGGTTTCGATGGAGTAGATCCACTTAGCGCGTTGCTTCAGAACGCACGTCACATCACCCAGGGCGAGGTTGGTGAGCGACTTGCTCTGCATGTGCTCCAGGAGCCATGTGCGCTCGGTTTTGTACAGAGCGGTTAATTCTTGGATCTGGAGCTGTAGCTCACGGGCTCGGGCAAGACGTTGCCCTACTTGCCCGGAAGGCGCATAACAACGGGCGCGGCGCGTTGGCCGCTTCACATAGGAAATAGTCACTGGCTTTTGAGAGAGGATGAAATGAGTGTGATCTGGTTCGTGAACGGGTCAGTCGTTCACGAGCATTTGGCGCATGGTGAAGGGCTCGCCGCGCTCGGCGTATTCCACCAGGAGCATGTCGACGGCGGTGGGATCCTCCACCCAGTGTTCGTGATCCCAGTCGTCTGACAGGAAGTGCCAGACGGGATGGGGCTCAGCGATGTGTTCGGGTGCGTCCGGTGGCGAAAGGGGACGTGGATCAGGGGTCATGAGCCTGCGTAGAGGGTTGGTGTGGGCGGAAGGGTTTGCGTCGGGTGACGCATTCCGTGGTCGATGGCCATGGCGGCGAGCGCCAGGCCGAGAAGGAAGCCGGCGACGTGCTCGGCTGCGATCCATGGGGGCATGGGGCGTCTGCGGCGACGCCCAGAGAGTAGTTGTTTCACGGGAAAAGGTCAACCTAATCGGGAACAGGTCACGCGCCGACAAAGGCAGCGCCGACGCCATGGGCCTCGACAAAGATGTCGGTTTTGGCGCCATCGCACAAGCGGCACGTCAGGCACTGCGCTTGAGAATTCTCGGCCGTGGCGGGGCAAAGCTTGCCGCTGTAGGGCGTGTCGCCCTTAGGCACCACGGCAAAGGTACGCCAGCCCGCATCGCTCGCTTCCAGGTAGTCGGCGAAGGAATCGCACGATGCCTGGAACAGGCCACGGCACCACTGAGCGAACTCGTGGCGCCACTGGTGTGTGTAACCAGTGTGCCCGTCCGCGATGGCGGTGCGATCGCGCACCACGCTCTCATTGAGGATGGCAGGGTCGCCATAGGCACCCCAACGGATGCGGCGGCCGCGTAGGTAGCGGGCGTGGAGCGCGGCGTCGTACTCGGGGTAACTGCCACGGGTGAAAGCACGCCAGACGCCAGCAACCGATTTGCCGACGTTGACGTAGCAGCTGCGCACCCACTTGAAGCGCTTGCGCTTGGCATCCCAGATCTGGCGGCGGCGGTGGGGGCAGTCGCCGCAGATGGTGCGGTCGTCGCCGGAGGCAATTGCCTCCAGCGGATGCACATCCGGGCGGAGGATGTAGACCTGGCACATATTGCCGGTCTTGCTGTTCTCGGACTCGAGAACCATGATCGCCACATAGGGCGAGCCGTCGATGGGCGAGATGCCCTGATCGATGATCACACCGGGAGGCTTTTTGGCCATAGCAGAACTCACTGCGAGAGGGAAAGGCGCGAAGCGCCCAGAGAGCCCACCCGTGAGGGAAAGGCTCTGGGGGCGAGTCAGGCAGCGCAATCAATCAGCAACATGTCGCTGGCCAGTCGCTGAATGTCATTCAGCGTGTCGGCCGTAAAGCAATCGCCCTCGCTATTGACGAAGCGCCAGATCTGTTCGTCAGGGCGTGGCAGGTAGATGACACCTGCGAGTGCGCGGTTGAACCGCACAACAAATCCGCCGATGTGGCGGGTGAAAGTGATGCTCATTGGCCGGATACCTCTATGTCGTGCTGGATTGTTTCAACCCGGTCCATGCAGTTGGACACGTCGCGCAGGACGTAGATGTAGGCTGGGTCGTTGATGATTAGCTGTTCCACTTGATGGAGCAGGAACCACACTTCTGTGGTCTTGGTATAGCGATCCATGGTCAAACTTTGCGTACAGTGTCAATTTCAGCGTCAGCGGGTGCGTCTGCACCTCTGACATTTGTGTGAAAGAATTCCATTGCATCTTCCATATCGATGCAGTCGGTGATCTCAGTCCAGCCAAATCGGCCGGACGGAGTTGTCCAGATGATTTTGAAAGTCATTGGCGGTAGTTAAGAGCGAGGTCTTTAATCTGGTCGATGTAGTCCTGGACGGTTTCAAACTCTTCCTGGGAGCAATAACCGTCATAATGAAACTGATTTGCACGCGCAAAATACTTCAGTAGCGCGTCGAAGTCGGATGGGTTGAGTGTGATTTGGGGATTCATGCTTTTGCCCAGTAGCCGTTGCATTCGTGGCCGCGCTCGGTGCGGCGATAGCCGTTGTATTGAGACGGGTCGCGGTAGCGCCACGTATTCCAGTTGCCGCAGGTGTGCTGTTCGTAGGCAGCGATGACGGCCTGCGCGGGAGCGAGTGTGTAGGCGAAAGTCTCGCCAGTACCGACACGGTAAACGGTTGTCATTACTTCAGATCCAATGGGTTAGCGTGAGCGACGGGCTAGTTCGTCGGCATAGGTGAATGCCTGATCTTCGTAGTAGCCCTCACGAATAGGATTCCAGCCGCGCATGTTTGCGGCAGCGGCGCGACAATCGCGCACGATGTAGCGCAGAGCTCCGCAATCGAGAGTTTCTGCATGGTCGCGCCAACGCTCAAAGTCGGCGGGTGTTGCGTATTCTTGAATCATTTGACTTCGATAACGCGGGAATCGTTGCTGTCGCAGGCGATGTTGTACCGCTCAGCTAGAGCGGTAGCACTAGCTTCTGTCGTGTGTTCGGTGTAAGTAACCCATTCGCCGGTTACTACATGTTTGAGCTGGACTTCCCAGTGCGGACCGATAAGGGATCCGGGTGATAACCATTTCATGTTGTGAAAAGCAAACGAACAGATCAGGAATGAGTCAAAAAGGGCACGACCAAGTGTCGCGCTGGTGCTGCGTAATAAGGCCGCAGCGTGACAGGTCGTCGGTGAAGTTGAGCCAGTATTCACGTTGGGCAATACTGTCGCCTAGGTAAGTTGACTCATTTGCTTGAAAGTGTTGCTTACAAGCAAGCTTAACTTTCACCCAGTTGTAGTGGACTTTGTGCATAGTGCAGATAACTCACTGCGAGAGGGAAAAGGTGCAAAGAGCACCTCACATAAACAACCCCAGACACAATGTGCCTGGGGGATGTTTGTGGGAGATGATCACAGAGCGCATAAACGATCACACAAGCGATGCGATGCCGCATCGGCGGAGATTAGTCTGAGCTTGTCTGTCTCACGCTTAACTGCAGCGCGGATGTGCAGTAGTTCCGCGTTATGTTTCTGCTGTGATTCACACAGCATGGCCGATACTGCGCGCAGTTGCGCGTCAGTTAGGTTCAGTGACAGTAGATCTAATGCCATAATCAGCTCAGATTGCTTTCGCAAACTTTTTAGCCGCACTAAGTGTGCGAAACTCATGGTAGCCTTTGTGCTTAATTGCCCAATTCATGGGCAGACGCTGATACCTATCAAGGCAAATAATCTCGACACGGCCGACCCATTGGGTTTCGGCGCGTTTAAGGCCCGTAGGCGACATGTACCGGAATTGATCAGGGTTCATCTCAATAAATACAGGGTGAACAGCAACCGTTTTGCGAAACGGTCAAATGTGCACAACGGCGCGGAACAATTCCACATCACCCGTTGCAGCAATGGCAATGGCGGCGCGATTGCGGGCCTGATCAGCTTTAAGCTGTTTCGGACGGCGAACAGCGCGGGGCGACAATTCTCGCCGATACGGTGTGGCTTCCTTGAATGAAGCTGCGCGCAAGCTGCGCGATTCTGCCGGTTTTGTATTGGGTTTTGTTTCAACAATCAAACCGTTGCGCGCCTGACGAACGCGTTCAGCCTCCCATTGCGCCAGCTTGTGGCGCGAACGAGGGCGATTATGCGAAATACGCATAGCAATCCTCCAAATGTTTAAGCCCCCGACCAAAAGGCCAGGGGCAAATGCTTTGCACAGTGCGACTGTGCCGGTTCGCTATAAAGTAACGAGTCAAACCTTACTGTCACTTGCTACAGCTTGACTGTAGGATGACCGGCGGGCCGGTTCAAGTGACAGCACACCTATGGTCCGGTGTGGGGACTGCCTATCCTGCTAACGCATTGTGCAAACGCGTTACTTGCGTTAGCTCAGATAGAAAAGCGGCGGGTAGAGGGGAGATGTTCCGCTCCCATGCGCGGGCCGCGCGATTCTTCGATTGTCTAGGTTCCGCCGGTCGCCCCGTGAGGCTTCCGGCGTTGCACCTAACGTAGCACCCTTGCCCCCGGATCGGTCAAGCGATCAATCCGGGAATCGCGAAACCCACACAAGGAGGGAAGCGCGATTGGCCGATGGGCGCAGCAAAGCCGCGGGCTCCCAGGGGCCAGGGTGTTCGGTTGTCCAGGTGCGGGTGGGCACAACCGGTACGCCGTCCGCGAGAGCGGCGCTCTCCGGGGCGGTTCGGTTGCTGCTGGAATCCTACAGCATCGCCGCGATCGGCGCAAGGCTGTCGCCAGGGAGGCGCCGGACGCCAGGCAAGCTAAGTAGGAATACCCGCGCGCCTGCGCGTGAGAACATCCTAGCACACTCGCAACCACCCCAGTCTAGGGGGCTATAGGGCATGCATCTCATCTCACTTCCAGAACGAGAAAAAAAATGTATGTATATGTAATTTCAGCTGTTTAAGCTGTATTCAGCTTCTACGTGTAAATATATGCACATATATGTGGTTTTTTTTTTTGGCTTGCTATTTAGTGCTTTCACGTTCTCGGGTGATGAGCCCATTAACGATCTCGGTGATCTGCGCTCCTTTGCGGTCTGACTCCGCTTGCAACCACTTGAGGTTCTCAGGGGTGTAGGTGATGTAGCGCTTTGAAAGGCTGTGTTGGCGGTCCCGTTCTCGGGCGGCGGCGCGGCGTGAGGCGAGGCTCTGGTACTTCTCGACCAGTTCTGGCTTGATGTCGCCTTTTTCGACGGCGGCGCGGAGGCGTAGTTGGACAGCTTGACGGCTGATGCCTAGTGCGTCGCCGACTTCCTTCCAGATGACATAGCCCTGTTGGGCGTAGAAGGTGTCGCAGACGGCGAGCAGTCGATCGAGGCTGATTTCGGAGCGTTGTTTGGGCATTGCAGGGCGGCGCCTGAGGACCCGTAGGTTAGCATAGCCGCTACGCTAACTGTCAACCCTCTCTGTACTCTTCCGCGCTGGGGCCTTGGTACAGGTCTTCCAGCTGGGCGCGCAAGGCGCATTCGTATTGTTCGTCGTCCACATCGTCGTCGTCTTCGATGACGTTCTGCTGCACAATGATGCGGTCAATGCGCGGGCTCTTCAGTAGAAAGCGCAAGAGCGCGGTTTCGTACCACCTCAGTGGGATGTAAGGCTCGTTGCTCATAGGAGTTCCTCCAGGTGGCCCGGTGTACCTACCTGCATGATGAGTGGTGTGCCGGGGCCGAGCCAGGCGCCCTCGCATTGCGTCGTGACGTATTCGTGGGCTTCGTCGTTGTCCATCTCGTACCACTGGCGCACGGCATCCACGCAGCGGGCGAAGTCGTACACCGCGAGGGGACATGGATCACCCGGGCGACGCCCCCATCCGATGAACGCGGGGTCGAAGACCAGCCGGGGGTAAAGGAACAAGGGTCCGGCTGGGTAGGAAGGATGTTGGAACGGCATCGTCATACCTCGTGCCCCTTTCTGGATAGGTGGATGCGCAACTTGTTCAGAGCTGCGTAATGGATCTGACCGACACGCGCTCGGCTGCATCCCATCTCCTCGGATAGGGCGCGGAAGGTCATGTTCTCGTAGAAGACGCCGTGCAGGATTTGAGCTTCCGTCTCGGTGAGCACCTCCCGCATGGCGCGCTTCACCGCTTCGCGGTTCTGTAACGCCTGGAGGTTCTCGTAGGATTCCGGTTGGTTCTCGTCCGGGATAAGGGTGATCAACGGGCTCTCGCCCTCGCGGCAGAGCACATCGAGGGACATGCACACCGTCACCGCGTGATGGTCCAGGGCCTCGATTACGCGCGCTTCGCTGGTGTTGACGTGTTCGGCGATCTCGGTGACTGTGGGGCGGCGCCCTGTTAAGGCGCCGGTCTCGGCGATGAAGCGCTGGATGCGCCCCAGGAGTTCGTGGGTGTTGATCGGGATGCGGATCAAACGGGCGTGACTGTGGATTGCGCGCGTCACCGCTTGGCGGATCCACCAGTACACATAGGTCGAGACCGCGTAGCCGCGTGTGGGGTCGAACAGCTCGAGGCCACGAATCAGACCGAGGTTGCCCTCTTGGATCAAGTCGGGGAGGTCGAGCCCTCGGCCCTGGTAGCGCTTGGCGATTGACACCACCAGGCGCGTGTTGGTGCGGATCATCACGTCCATGGAGCGCTGGCCTGAACGACGCACTGCATTCGGGGCGCCTTCGCGGCCGGCCTCGTGGTGCACCCAGGCGTAAATCCGTTGACAATGGCGAAGTTGCGCCTCTTTGCAGAGAACGGGGTGGCGACCTACTTCGGTCAGGTAGTCGTGGATTTCGCTGTTGGACATGCGGCCATTGTCAACCTGATTCGGTTGGGAGAAGTTAAAAAGAGTCTGCGCTCTCGCTCTCGTGGCCCAAGGCTGGGATGTCCTGTTGGACGGTGAGCACCTCGCCGTGGGGCGTATGGAGACGAGCCGGGGCGTGGTTCGTGGGCGGATTCGCCGTGAGTGTGGTGGCCGAGGGGTCAGCTTCTCCTGTGAGGTGTTCGCACAGGACCCATTGGGCGCGGATGATCTCCTCGAAACAACGCTCCAAGAGCGGGGCGTAACCGGCGTACTCGAAGGCGCCATCAGGGCCGTCGCGTAGCTCCCAGCGGTAGTAGCCGTCCTCGGTGGAGCGGATGGTGATGTGCAGGGGGGACGTGTAAGTCATTTCTGCTTTTCCCGTAGAGCTAAAAGCCCTTCAACAATCAGGCGCCTAGCAAGATTGCTACGTGTAAGGCCCATATTGTTAGCGGTTTGCTTAAACAAGGCGAGCTCTTGTGGCCCAAGTCTTGTAACTACTGTCTGCGTCCCTTCCTTTAAGTCAGGATCATAAGAGCGCTCATCAATTGTTTTCCCAGGTAGAAGTGTCAAGGTGCAAGACGCGCCTTGTGCAGGCGAGAGGTGGCGTACCAGGCGGCGATATCTGGTGCCCATGCCTCGAGGTGGGGCCAGATGAGGTCGCACATCTGTTGGATCTCGAGCTGCGCGTCGCGCTTGGCGCGGAGATCCATGAAGTGGAGCAACGAGCGCAGATTGAAGGAGACAACGAAGTCCTGCCGGATGGCGTAGGGGATGATGTCCCGGGCGTGTTCTTCGCTGAAGCCGGCCTCGAGGGCGAGTTTGTAGCGGATCGCGGAGTCGACGCAGATGATCCGGTGCACCACACGCTGGTCTTCGGTGTATTCATATTTCTTGCCCTGGCGGTCTCGGTAGACGCCCACGGGGCGGAGGTAGAACACTTCCTCGACGTCGCGCTCGCGGTTGGCGGCATCCACGATGCGCTTGCCGGTGTAGCGGCCTGATTGGACGTCGAAGCTCACGCCGACTCGGTGTGTGCGGGCTTGTTGCATCACCGAGTGAGGGAAGCCCCCGACGTTGAATGTGATCTGGGGGTGTTCGAGGGGGCCGTAGTGACCACGCTCACCGGCAAGGAGATGTTTGACAACCAGGGCGCCGGCCTCGGTTTCGCCAGGGGGGTCTTCATCGAAGACGAAGCGGTCGGAATAATCCTGATGAGCGGCCCACCAACAGACAGTCTGAGGATTTTCAGTGCGGGCCAGCACTTCGACGCGGAAATAAGGGTCCATCAGCTTTTCTTGTAGGTAATTGGCTTCGACGAGCAGTGGATCTGCGGCACCCGCAGGGTGCGCCCGTCGCGGTCGTACAGGTGGTAATGGGGCCAGCCCATCCACAATTCGCCGCCGATCACGGTGAAGGTGTCGTGTAATGGGTGCCCCTTGACGTAAACCAAGGCGCCGATGCGGAAGCGCCAGGGGTAGGGGCAGGGCAAACCCTCTGTGGGCTCAGGTGCCCGGGTCATGGGTACAGATGGAATCACTGGCATGGCTAAACAGGGGTGACGGTGACGGTGGGCTTCAAGACCTCGTTGATGCGGTCGTAGAGATCGATCAACGTGCCGTCGTTCACGATGCGACGGTCGAACAGGGGGTAGGCGTCGAGGCCGCCCTCGCTGGCGTGTTCCGTTCCGCGTTCGGCTTGGGGGCGCTCGAGGCGCCACATTTCGCCGCCCAAGCGGCGGATCAAGGCCGCTTCGTTGGGGAAGCGCACGTCGTCGACGATCACTGGGGTGCCCTGGTTCAACAGCTTGGTGATCCGGGTCTCTGCGCACATCACCCACACTTGTGGGTGGATGCAGTTGCGGCCGTACTCGGTGCCGAGCGTCTGGAGCATGTGGCGCGCGGTGGTGCGCAGCTGGGGGATGACTTCCTCCTTGTCGGTGTTGACCAGGCGGCGGGCGTTGTCCTCCGAGTGGCCGAGCTGGATCAACAACTGCACCACCATGTGCTTGATCGGTGCAGCGAAGGACACCGTGCGCCAACCACTGACCAGGAGGTAGTTGGCGACTGTGGTTTTGCCGCTTTGCGGGGCGGGGGAGTAGAGGCCGATCAGTCGAGTCATTGTTTTGGGAAGTTGGGGTCCAGGATTCCGATGAAGGTCAGGTACATCGCGTGCCCGGCTTTGCGGTAGATCTCAGGGGGGTTTCCGCCGTTCTCGGGGTCACCGAGGATTGACCAGAGCAGTGCGGTGTACTGGCTGGTGATCAGCTCGGCGTTCTGCTCTTGGGCGAAGAGGGCGACCAGGGCGCCGAGGGCCTGGGAGGCGAGGAGTTCGGCGTCGATGCCCAGCTCGTCGAGCTCGGTGGCGATGGCGCGGATTGCTGGGGAGGAGGTGGTGCCGTCAGCGGAGAACATCTCCTGGAAGGGGATCTCTCGGGCGCGGGCGATCTGGCCGATGAGGCTGCCGGCCATGGCTGTGGCCAGGTAACTCTCGAGTTTCTGCGGCGTCGAGGTCATTTGCGTGAGCCCCGGGCGAAGGTGAAGCGCTGAAGGCGCGCGAGGAAGTGCTGGTAGTACTGGGCGAGAGCGTCGGCGTCGATCCAGACGATCTGAGGCTCCTGGTCAGGGAGGGCAACGACGATCGCCGCGCGCTCGATCGCCAGGCCCATGTGGCCGTAGACGTAGTTCGCTGCGGTGACGTAGGCGGCGCACTGCAGCGAGTAGTCGTAGAGCTTGTTGGGCTTGCGGGGGGTGTCGGCCGTCTTCCAGTCGAGGAGGGTGGGTTGGAGATCGTCCTCGGGGAGATAGGCGATGCAGTCGAGGGTTCCGGCGTAGCCGTCCGGGTGCCAGATCGCTCCCTCGAGGAGGACAGCGCGCTCCACGCTGCGTACGAAAGAGCGAGTCGACTTCCAGTACGGGGTCAGGAGCAGGTTGAACGGAGGTTCGCTTCCATCCGTCAGGTACCGCTCGATGTTTTCGTGATGCCCCGTGCCACGGAAACAGGCGATCTTGAGGATCTCGTCGGCGCGCTCGATGCCGACTGATTCGCGCCACTCTTCGAGACCGGTGTTGTCGCGGGAACCGGACAGCACCGTGGTGACCGAGGGCATCGGCCCGAGGGGGGTGGCGTAGGCGCGCTCATCGCCCTCGTGAGAGCGCACAGGTTCGTAGCGAGGGAGAAGTCGAAGGCGCTCGGTGAGGACGGTCATGGCACAAGGCAAAAGAAAGGGGCGGGTCAGAAGCCGCCCCATTTGTGAATCAGTCAGCTCAGGCAGCGGCTGCGGCCCAGGGATCCTTCCCGTCGAACAGGGCGTGGAGGTTGCACTCCACTTCTTCGTAGGCCTTGGCGATTTCGGACTTGAGGGGTTTTGGAGGCGCCGGGAGAAGGGTGTAGGTGATTTTGTCGTTCTTCTTCTCGCGGATGATCTTCACGTCGTAGTTCGTGAGGTCGCCGTAGTCTTCATCTGACATGTACTTGAAGATCATCTTCATCAGAGAGATCTGGTTGATCTCCATGATGCGGAAGTCTTCTTCTTCGTAGTCCCACACGAGGGACGCCAGGAAGCGCTTCGCCTCGCGGCTGCCGTTGAGGTCGGGCTTAATGTTCTCAGGGATCTCGGCGGGCTTGACTTCCCATCGCACCGGTTTGTTGTCGGTGTTCCAGGCGTAGAAGCCGGAGATGCCCTCGCCGATGAAGCGAAAACGGCGTTCGCCTTCAATCTTGCTGAGGTTGACATAGCGGCCAGAGCCGCCCTCGGCATTGGCTTCGGCGAGAAAGTCGAGGTCGAAAACAGCCATGGTGAATGGGGGTTGCTTAGAAGGGGGGTTGCGTGCCCGTGGCTGTGGCGATCTCCTTGCGCAGGATCTGCTCGCAGACCTGAGAAGGGGAGCTGGCCGTCGCCTGGGCAAGGTTGACCAGATGTCGGTAGGCGGTTTCTGTTAGGTACAGATGCCGCTTGCGCTTCAGCTCGCCGTAGAGGCGGTGCTTGGTGCCCAAGGCATTTGGTCAACTGAAGTCAGCCTAGTCCGGCAAGGATGCGCCGTCAACCGAAACGTGAGCAACGCGCCGAGTCTCTTTGGACTGAGTGCAAGAAGTATTGGTGTGACTCGGTTCTGCCTTGTTAAGGAGGTCTGGATAATCGTAAAAAGCGCCCGGAAGACTGAAGCAAGCCTGTCCTGTCCCTTCCTGGTGAACGGGAATCAAAGGACATTCCAACGCGTCGGGATCCTTGCGCCAGGCCGTGAAGATCTCGAGATACGGCGCGAATGCCTCGTATTGATGTGACGCACAGTGCCCCTTGCTGTTAGGGCGATCCGGTTCGTCGCCACAACTGAGCGCCAGCCCGTTGTCGGTGGCGGTGACCCCGAGCAAATAGACGTAGGACCAGGAAAGACAGCTGTAGCCCACTGCCGTAATGATTTTTACTACCGCGACACCATACAGCACTTGTAGTGTTGTTGCGGGATCGTTGCCACTACCAGTGGTGTAATCGGTGGCGCAGGCTACTAACGCTTCTCCTTTAAGTAAAGAAGCAGGTCTTGTTCCTTGTCAGGGCCACCGAGTTCGGCTGTAAGGGTGATCAGGGCGGGGATCTCCATCACCAATTCGTCGGGCGTCCAACTGTTTTGGTTGGCGATCACCTCCCTCAGGCGGGTCAAGCGCTCGAAATCACGGGCGGGGTACGACTGCCTCAGCAGCTTGTCGAGGTCGGTGATCACGTCGAGATCCTTGTCCCGCATGAGCTTTCGCACCAGGGCACCCCAGTTGGAGGAAATCTCCTGCGCTTGGCTCTCCGTGAAATAGGACTCCCGCAGATCGATGTCCTTGGGTTCGCGGAGTCCACAGAAGACTTCGTAAAACCAACCGGCTGATGGGGGTGCTCCGTCCTCGGTGATGGCGTAGGCGATTTGGTAGTGGTTGCTGGAGGTCGTCCCTGGGATGAGGCGCTTTGTGGTGGCGTACCGGTGGACGTAGTAGTTCAGGCGTTCGATGCCGATGAACGTCCTCGGGCCTGGGTTCTCAAGGCCGTTGTGGCGAAGGCCGCTGATCTGGGAGCTGTGGAGCCATCGCACTCCGCCCATGCAAGCGTGCGAGAGCTTCACCAGCACGGGGTGGGACCACTCGTTGGTGTCCATCCACCGGGTGAACAGGACGGAGAAGGTGCGGCGGCCTTTCGCGTACAGGCTGGGGTAGTCCGGGAACAGCTCTTCGTTAGTAGCAAGTGCGTCGGTCTTCAAAACTGAATCGGTTGCGCCTTGTTTTGACCATATTAAACAGACGCTTTTAACTGACAAGTCTGAAAACATTCTGGATGCTTATGCCCCCCTTGTTCGCCAGGGGTCGGGGCGATACGTTGACCTGTCCCTGAAAGCCGGGCACAAAAAAGCCCTCCCCCTTGTGCGGGAAGGGCTTTCGGGGATGGGTCTCACGCGACACAAAACTACATGACCAGCGCGAACAACGCAAGTGGCTTCCCTTTCTCCGGAAAGAAGGCCATCGATTTGCTGCGGGACAACGTCTTCCCTGCCGCATGGAGCTTCATCCCGGTCTCGGGGAAGGAGACCTACATCGAGAAGTGGGCGACCCAGCCCCTCACCAAGGAGCAGTGCATCGAGGCCTACAAGGCCAACAAGGCCTACAACGGCATCGGCGTCGTCACCGGCGGTTTCTCCGATGGGCTGATCGCCGTCGACATCGATGGGGAGCTCGCCGATGCCCGCTACAAGGCGATAGCTGGTGACGAGTACGAGCCCTACGGCGAGGAGAGCACCATGGCCTGGACGTCCGGCAAACCCGGGCGCCGGCAGATCGTCTACAGGCTCCCCTCGACGATCACGCCCGAGCTGGAGAAGCTCAAGACACTCATCCTGCGCTACGACGGCAACTGGTACGAAGGCCAAAGCGACAAGGACCGCACGGAGGACGACCACGCCCCCGAGGGTGAGGAGTATCAGGAGGTGGTGCTGCGCTTCAACCATTGCCAGAGCGTGTTGCCGGGCTCGGCGCACCCCGAGGGGCGGCTCTACAAGTTCCTCAGCTACAACAACGGCATGCCGGCCAAGGCGCCGGGGTGGGTGCTGGATGCCGTGCGGCCTCGGCGCAAACCCAAGCCCTTCCTCACCGGTGAGATGGAGGAGGCGTTCAAGGAGTTCGCCACCATTCTTCCGCCTCGGCAAATCAGGGGATGGTTCTTCAAGGAGGAGATCCAGGCCAAGCTCCGCCCTCGGTTGACCGAGCTGGTCTTCAACCACCCGGTCTTCGACCAGTACGGGTGGAAGGAGAGCGGTGGCGAGAACCCACAGATGAAGTGTGGGTGCCCTTGGCATGGCGGCAAGTCCGGCACCACCTTCCAGTTCGCCGCTGAGTCGGGTTGTTGGGATTGCAAGGCCTGTGGGGTCAGTGGGGACGTCCTCGATTTCATCCACAAAATCCGTAGCAACAACAAAAACGCGCCCAAACCGACCGGCACCGACCTTGAGACGTATGTGGCGGACATCGCCATAGCCCTTGGGTACAACTACCCGGAGGACGCCAAGGCGCAGCCGTTCACGCAGGTTCCTCGCCTGGTGCTCTCCGAGGTGGACTTTCACGAGGCGCTGATCAAGATCCACGACGAGGAGACCAACCCGGCGATTCGTCTGGGGCGTATGGCCGGTCTCGCGGCCGAAACCGGGCGTCGCCTTACCGGGGTGCAGTGCCTCTCGGCGATGAATGAGTACCGCTACTACAAGCAGGCTCGCGAGAAGAACGAGAAGGAGAACTGGTGGGAGGACGTCGAAAAGATGGACTTCCTTGTGCCCAACTTGCTGATGAGGCCCACGCAGGTGATGCTCCATGCGGCGGGTGGCCTCGGGAAGACCTCGGCGTGCATGGGTCTCGCCAAGGCCGTGGGGCGTGGGGAGTCGATGCGGATTCGGGGAATCGACCTACCGGTGCAGAAGGGTCCCGTGCTCTGGATTCAGAACGACCAGAACCCGGCGAAGCTCCTGCGCGATTGCGAGGACAACGGCGTCGACTTGCGCAAGGACAAGTGGTTCATCGTCAAGCGCGGGTGGCAGCTCAACCACGAGACCGAGTTGATTGGGTGGATCAAGCAGTACAAGCCCGCCCTCGTGGTGGTGGATTCAATCGGCTCTTGCTCCACGCAGGTGCAGATCGAGGAGAAGGACAAGGCCTTCGCGAGCCCCTTCTATTCCTACGGCAGCAAGAACGGTGACCCAGAGGACGGGGGCTTCCCTCCTACGACGATCATCTGGATCCACCACGACAACGCGCACGGCGACGCCAGGGGCACGCGCTACCTCATTGCGGCGATGGATGAGCAGTGGCACCTCCGGGCGACCACAGAGGAGGAGCGGGAGTCCCTACGGGAGCGGGGGACGAACCCGTCCAACTGCCGCATGATCCAGATCAAGAAGTCACGCCTCGGGCGGCAGGGGGACCTGCTGGTGGTGGAGCGCGATGAGAACTTCGCGTACTCGGTGGCGGACTACACCCCGACCGAGCGTCGGGAGGACAACGGCAACGGTGCGCCGGAGCCCCACACCATGGCGCTGCGCATCGTGCGGGACCGCGTCAAGGAGGCTTGCCAGGAGGGCGCCACGGTCAAGGACCGCATGAGCGCCAAGGAGGTCTGGGAGCGCCTCGTGGAGGAGATGAACGGGCAACTCCGTAAGCCGCCCTCGAGCAAGACGGTGCGCCGGTGGCTTGATCGGTGGGTGGAAGACGGGGTGCTCGCTCTCGGGAAGAAGTTGGTGGTGGAGGGGTCCGACAAACCTGTTGTCTCCTATACGCTTCCCCCCTCGTGCGCGCGCGCGTTGCGTAGCCGTAATCGTTTCCTTTCCATTCTTCCCCGAGAACGGTTGCAGGAACAGGGATCTACCAAAGGACACGAAGAAACCCCCGAAGGTGCTGTCCATTGCCCCGAGAGCGAGGCGCCAACCTCGCTTAAGTTGACCCAACCTGACCCGAACAGGAAAGGACACGGCCCAAATCACGAAAATTTGTCCATTGCCCAAATCCCAGTCCCCGAGAGCGATCTCGGGGAGCAAGGTCACAGGGACACGAAACAGCACACTAAAGAGGAGCTCCATGGTCAACACAAAGCTGTTCTAGAAGAGGCGGAGGCGCCCGGACTCGCCGAAAGCACAGGAGAAGATCGCCCTGTGGGAGGCCCGGTTTCGTCGTGCTCAGTCCCCGGAGTCCCGGTACGGGGCGATGAGGCACATCCAGCGTTGGACCTTGGATCACCCTCTGATTCAGATGTGGGAGGAGCGGGATCCACGGTTCAACGACATGACGTGGCACTTCCCGCCCCAAGGGAGCTGAAGCACTATCTGGGCTCGGAGGACATCGGTGAGGCGTTCGATGACTAGCGCATGTCGCGGGTCATGTCTTCGAGGCCCTGGAGCATCAGGTTGCAGATCAAGGCCTTCGCGCTGAAGTGACCTCGGATAAGGGAGCTCGTCAATTTCTTGAGCTCCCCGAGGTCGGTGCATTCCTCAACCTGGCGGAGTGCTGCTTCCTCCGCAAAACGCAGGGAGAGGCTGTCCATTTGCCCAACGCAGTTATCTCACGATGCCATCGCTAACTACCGAAGGTGCTAAAGAAGCCCTTAACAATCTTGAAATCACCTTCATTGAAGGGCCTCATCATGTGCGTTCACTCACAGCGTGGATCACGCAGAACGCAGATGTAGGCAGGGCACACGGAGTCGATACGGAGACTACGGGGCTTGATCCTCGTAAGCATCGTGTTCGCCTGATTCAAGTGGCCACAAAGGAGAGTGTGCTGATCGTCGACCTCGATGGGTTTCGTCGAGGAGGAGCGCGTCTCGTTGACTGGAGTGCTCCTGGGTTGAAGCAACTGGGCGAGTTGCTGGAGAGTCAGAAACCCAAAGTGCTGCAGAACGCAGCGTTTGACCTCAACTTCCTTCGGGGTGAGGGGATCGTTCTCGGGGGCGCCATCTTCGATACGATGGTTGCAGCTAAAGTAATCAATAATGGTACTGGAGCAAAGAACGACCTGGGTTCTATCGTTAGACGCAATCTCAGCATTGAGTTGCCTAAAGAGCTGCAGAAAGCAGATTGGTCGGGAGAGATTAGTACTGAGATGTTGGAGTACGGTGCACGCGATGCGTTGTGTCTTCCGTGGTTAGCAGAAGTTCTTTCACGGGCGCTCAAGGCGAACAGGGTTAATTCCCACCTCCTGTGGGAGGTGTTTCTCCTGGAGATGCGCGTTCTCAGGCCTATCGCGTTGATGCAGTGGTACGGCTTTGGCTTTGATCTCGAGGGTGCGAAGGAGTTGCACGTCTCGTTCTCGGAGAAGGCCGACGCGCTGCGCCAGGTACTGCTTGGGCACCTTGACCAGGAGATTCGTAGGCGTCACCCCGATGACCCCTCGATTTGGTTGCCCCGCGATGAGGACGACTCCACGCTCTTTAACACTCGGGAGAAGGACACCGGGTCGATACGTCTGGGCACCAAGCGCAAGAAAGGCTTCAATCCGAGGTCGACCGATCAGATGACGGATCGCCTCACCCAGGCGGGTGTGCTGCTTAAGCCCAACGAGCAGGGCAAATTGAGCCTTGATAAGAACTTGTTGGCGTTTCTGCGGAAGACCAATCCGTTGATTGATGAGTATCTCAACTGGAAAGAATCTGTTACTCGAGTGTCGGACATCGAGAAGCTCATCGAGTCGGTCGGCCCTGATGGGCGCGTGCACTGTAATTACAGGCAAATGGGCACGGATACGGGTCGCCTAAGTGCGGCATCTCCGAATTTGCAGCAAGTCAATCGTTCGGCGGAATTTAGGAGCAAGTTTGTAGCCGCTCTCGGGAGAGTGCTTGTGGTGGCCGACTTCTCACAGATTGAGCTGCGTGTGGCGGCGGAGCTATCTGGGGAGGAAAACATGCTGGATGCCTACAGAAATGGGCGCGACTTGCACACAGAAACTGCGGCGTTACTGACGAAAGTACCGCTTGACCAAGTTACTAAACAGGCCCGAACTTCAGCTAAAATTGCTAACTTTGGGTTGCTATATGGGGCGGGTCCTGTAACACTACGGAAGCAGGCTGTCTCGCAGTACGGCGTCGATATGGAGCTTGATGAAGCGAAGGAGATCGTGACGGGGTTTCGTGAGGCTTACCCCAAGCTGTATAGCTGGCAGCAAGAAGAAGGTTCAGGCACACAAGAATATGTCGCTACTATTATCGGTAGGCGTAGAGCACTGCATGGTTACAACGACAAATACACTACTAGAATCAACACGCAAGTGCAGGGCAGCGCAGGGGATATTGCTAAGATTGCTATCGGCTTAATATGGGAGAAACTGCGTGTTGTATCTGATAATGAAGCGAAGCTTATTGCTATGGTGCACGATGAGATCGTGCTTGAAGTAGAAGAATCGAAGGCCGAGTATTGGGCACAACTCCTTAAGGAATCAATGGAGCAGGCCGGTGCCCAAGTTTGTCAGCAAGTGCCCATCGTGGCAGAAGTCTCTTGGGGCAAGACCTGGGCTGATGCGAAGTGACCTTCCGACTTTCCTCGTAGGCACATCCGACCTAAACTGGACGGGTTGAGACCCTTTACTCATGCTGACTGGAGCTGCGCTCATCTCGTTCGTCAAAGAGAACGAAGATATGAATCAAATGGAGTTGGCTCGTGGTGCTGGCTATGTCCGCACCACTAAGACCGGTCGTGACCAAGTGCTGGTCAAGAAGTTCTACAACGAGCTTCTGGCTGCTAAGGGCATGCCGATCGCCATTGGTAAGACCCCCGGCAAGAGTGCTCTTTATGAGACCTCGGTCCATAAGTCCGGCGTCATCCTCCTGGGTAAGACCTACTCGGAGAAGTTCGGCCTCAAGCCTGGCGATGGCTTGCGGATCGATGTCGAGGACGAGTGCATCAAGCTCGTTCCCCTTCCCGTTGCGCCTGAAGTCGCTTCTTCTGGTGCCGGCCGGGTCGTAGCCGCTTGAGGTGAATCCTCAGGAAGCCCGCTCTCGGTATTTGCAGAGGTTGCAGATCATCGCTGAGAAGTTGCCCAACGGGTTGCTTCAACGCTTGGTCGACGACGCCCAGTTCTTCGAGGACTGGAACCTCCGCAAACGCCGGGCGCGGGCTTCTGCGCGTCTAGCCCAGTTCCAGGCGTGGAAGGGAAAGGCGGAGGACCGCTACTGGCGAAACGTGAATCGCTGACAGGTCAACCTAAATAGGACAAAGGGTGGTAGCTTTCACGAGTTGCCACTACCCCTGACACATGGCACTCACAGCAGCAAGCAGCGCAGAAGGCAAGTTTGTGGAGTTCACCGACGCGACCCTTGTTGAGGGCACGAACGGTGACTTCTACATGATCGAGGCACTCGCTGATGACGGAGACACCAAGCTTCGCCTTCGTGTCGACGCCAAGTTTGAAGGCCTCATCCGCCCCGAGCTCGACAGCCTCGCCCAGGACATCCCGACGCGATTCTTCGTGGTCGTCGATCCTCGGCGCAACGACCCTACCCAGTTCCGGGTAGCACTGAAGTACTACCAAGATCGGCACGAGCAGGGCGTCGTCGTGCAAGAACCTACGTTTGAGCAGGTGTTCGAGCCAGTGCCCGAGGGCGTCAAAGATGTGACCACTACCGTGCCAATGGCGGTGTGGGCGTCGCTGCGCACTGGGCACGAACGCCAGAAGGCGCGCTTCCCCCGCTTCCGCGACTACGTGGCGGACGTTCTCGGGCGGAGCGTGGCTTTGATCGAGCTGGGCTGACCGAACTACGAAACAGTGAGGGATCACCCTTTTAACGAACTGGCCTGAGCAGCACGCTGTTTGGGCCTCTTTTTGTGGGTGTAGACCTTGCGGCGTGGACGCGCCAGGAGTTCTTTGAAGTCGTCCCTCGGCATGTCCTCCCACTCCGCCATCCAGACTTCATAGAGCTTGGCGTACCAGTCGTCGAGGCGCTCCTTGTTTGTCTTCACCGCACCCTGTTCAGGAACTGGTCAACTGCCTTAGTGCGATGAAATCTGTATCGCGGCCTTTTGACTGTGCCGATGTTCTTGATGGCGGGGCCGTGGATCACCCCTTTGGACATTTGGTAGACAAGAGCCTTGGTGTCTTTCAGGCCGATCATCCGACAGAACTCGCGCGAGTCCACCCAGTCGCTCTCGGGGACTTCGACGGCCCTGAGAAGCTGGTCCAGCTTGCGCTCGAGCGTGTCGATGCGGTTAAGCAATTCCTCCATCTAGGTCCAACCAAGTCTGAATAGATCCTAGACCAACCTCATAGGGTTATGCCCTGCATCGCTTTCTGAATCCGGTCGCCCTCGATCCATCGTTGGTAGGTGGACTGGTGGACTTGCAAGCTGTGTCCCATAAGTCTTGCTCCGAGGTCGGCGGAGACGCCCTTGTCGAGCAGGCGTAGGGCGAAGGCGTGGCGCAGGTTGTAGGGCTTGATGGCCACGCCGTCTCGGTCGAGGCCGTCGTTGAAGGCTTTGGTCAGGGTGGAGGCGGATTGGGTTGGTCGGGGGAGCTCCCGTAGGGCGAAGCGCTCCACCCACGCGCTTGGGCAAGGCGGCACGCGGCGTGCACCGGTTTTCGTCTTGTCGTGGACCTCGATCCAGTTGTCTTCCAGCCAGGTGAGGCCGGCGCATTCGTGGGGGCGGAGTCCGTAGGCCGCGCACATGCCGAAGGTCCAGCGCCAATGGGGGAGCCGGATGCTCTTCATGGCGGCTTCGATGGCGGCGTCGGTCGGGATGTCGCGCTCGGTGAGCTTGTCGACGCCATAGCCCCGGCAGGCTTCAAGAAGGGGTTCGGTTTCTAAGCCAAGGGACTTGGCGACTTGGCTTAGAAGGTTGCCCTGGTCGCGTCGGGAAGCGCTCCCGGCGGGGAGCTTGCGGATGGTGCGAAGCAAGACGGCCTCGGTGATGGCCCCTGAAGGCGGGAGCTTGCGCAGCGCGGGAGCCCATTTCTTGCTCCAGGCGTTGGCGCCGCGCTCGGGGTCCTTGCGGTACTTGGAGGCGTGGAGCGCCTTGGCGGCTTCGATGAAGTCGGCGACGGTGATGGAGGCGGGATCTTGCGCTTGCTCCCATGCCTCCCAGGTGAAGCTGCCTGTGCGGAGTTGTTCGCCGAGCATCACGGCCCGACGCTCGGCTTCAAAGAGATCGGCGTCTGGGAGGGGGATGCGTTGTTGCTTGCGTCCTACGCCGTCCCGGGTGGGCAGGGTCGCGACGAGGCTGAACACTCGCCCACGCAGTTGGATGGAGCACCGGAGCTTCCCCGCCTTGAGGCGAGCGTTGGCTGCTTCGAGCTCGGGCATTTCCTGGCTTAGCTCTGGCTTAAAACCCTCGTCAGGGTAGGTCCGTTTAGGCCCAGGTGCCCCGAAACAAAAAAGCCGCCTCTGGGGGAGAAGCGGCTCAGGGACTGGGTTTTAGGCCGGTGATTGAATCGGAGCGGCGGGATTTGAACCCACGACCCCCACTACCCCAAAGTGCAGATGGTTCGCCAAAAGTCACTCTGAGCATAAGGTTTTTCTTGGGTTCTTGGGCGGTGCTGGCTTAACTCTGGCTTAGTAGCCTGGTGAGTACGCCCTCGCGCCATGGCACCGGAGAAGACCTACCCCAACACCTGGGAGGGGGTGTGCGAGGCGGCGAAGGATGCCGGAGCGAAGTGGCCGACCCTTGTCGGTGCCCAGTGGGTCGTTGAGTCGGGATGGGGGAAGCACACGCCGGCCGGGGCGCCGTTCAATTTCTTCGGTCTGAAGGGGGACAACGACACCAGCTCGGAGACCAAGGAGTTCGTCGGGGGCAAGTGGATCACGATCTCGGCGGAGTTCATCAACTTCCCGGATCTGTTCTCGTGCGTGGATTATTTGGTCTCGCGCTGGTACAGGGACTTTCGCAACTTCAGGGGGGTGAACCGGGCGCCTTCGCTTGAAGAGGCGGCCAAAGAGCTGCAACGTCAGGGGTACGCGACGGATCCCGCCTACCCGAGCAAGCTCTTGAAGGTCGTCCGGGAGATGGAGGCCAAGCGCATGCCACCGAGCGCGAGCCCGGATGACCGGGTGATCTTCCGCATTCGGGCGACGCAGGACACCTGGCTCAAGAAGAAGGCGGTCGACTCCTCCGCTCTGGCCGAGCATCAGAAGGTTCCGGTGCCGGAAGGGCGCGAGTACTCCGTCCTCTCCTACGCCGAAACGCCGGGCTACGCCCACGCCCAGGTGCATCTGGCCTTTGGTGCAGGGACGTGGTGGATCTACGAGCCCCACTGGCGCAAGGCGACGGGTGCCGGTGAAGCGGTGCTTCGTCAGGTGGACTGGGGTGATTTCGGGTGTCGGGTGGAGCCGAGCCTCACGGTGGGTGAGATCCTCCAGTGGGACAAACGCAGGATGCCGACCTCGGATGCGGTGAAACGCACCTTGCTCAACACGGCAGCGCAGTTCCAGGCAATTCGTTCGGCGTGGGGTAAACCTCTGGGGGTGACGAGCTTCTACCGGCCGGAGCCGATTAACCGCCAAGTGGGTGGGGTGCCAAATAGCAAGCACATAACAGGAGAAGCTATGGATATTTATCCTGTTGGCGACTCTATAAATAGTTTTTACCAATGGATAAGACCTCGTTGGCGCGGAGGTCTAGGAGATGGTCGTCAACGTGGATTCATTCATTTGGACACCGTAGGGGGCGGATTCGTCGCTGCAGCTGGTACCCGACCGAATCGTGAATGGACGTATTAAAATAGGTGAGTCGGCGGTGCTGGTAACACCCCGACTCGTGACCAACCTGGCCTCAAGGGCGCACAGGGGCTTGGGCTCTATCAGCCCGATGCCAAGGCAGAGCGGGTACGTGCTCAGGCTACGAAGCCGGGGCAAGGCCGGCCACGAACGCACTCGGTAGGTCATGCGCCGTTGCATGTTGCTGCACGTCGGTGATCAGCGCATCGGGGATGACACCGAGACCATGCGCAGCGTGCCAGGAGTTGAGGAAA